CTCTTTAAGCCAATGATCAAAGTATGACAAATAAAGATTGGCAAAGAACTAAGAAAGATAATTACCAATAGGAACTCCTTCTACAGAGTCTATAATACCATCTAATAATGCAAGTAGCTTATTATCTTTAATCTTCTTTCTAACTATCTACTTTAATATTTCATGGTCTATACTTGGATAAAACTTTCTTACAGCTAACTTGAGACAATATACTGTATTCTATTTATCTTTCAATGCGCTTTGTACATCATATAATGCCTTATGAATTCCTCTCTTCTTAATACAACTATAAGTATTAGTAATAAATACAGAACGCCAAATTGGTTCTAATATATTCATAATAGCATGATGAACAATTCTATCAGGATAATAAGGTAATTTAAATATAAGTCTTTCTTTAGGTTCTCTAATTATAAATGTATCATACTTAGAGGTAGTATAAGTTTGATTTATCAGTGTACTTTGTAATCTAACCAATAAACTATCTTTATACTTGTCAAACTCCTTAATATCATTTCTATTACTCTTATTCTTTCTAGCTTTCTTATCAGCTAAATATAGATTGTCTATTGAAACAATCTTTTCAAATAAATTATTATATCTTTTCATCTGAAGCACCTAAGTGAGTCTTCACCGAAGTTACCAACACACTCGTTTAGGTTAGTTATATTTTGCCAAGAGGCAAGGTCTCGTTCCTCAAAAATAATCTGAAAATCACTGATAGTTCTCTGATAATCGTGCTTCATTGTACTGACATTAGCATTCGCATTACTAAGGTCATTGTTAGAATTCAGATTGAATAAACCTGCATTGGAACTATTACTCGTGTTAGCCCCTATCTAACTTACTTGTTCAATCCAGAACGACAACCTATTTGTTAATAATTAAGGGATATATACCAGACGAGTACCGACAGCAGCATCCGCAGCACCAAGGTCACGGGCAGAATACAGACCGAACAAACCCGCATTGAAACCATGACCCGAGTTAGCCCCCAACAGCAAAGTTCTGTCAGCTTTTACAGCATTCGTCCAATAATAATCACAGAAATACGTAGTATAATCAGCTCTACCTTCCTAACAGAATAAGTCAGCAGCTGCATTGTTTGTAATGCGTTTAACCCATTGTCCGCTGGTAGTTAGAGTAGTTAAACCACTATCTTCATATAACGATTTATCTATACCAAAATTCTCTTTGTTGTTGGTGACGTATATCTTATTGTCTGTTCCTGTTACAACAATATCACAACAGTTCTTAAATATATGACCAAATGGATTCTCAATACCTCTATATCTATTAGCGTATTGACTGGCTTGTGTTTCAGTACCTTCTGCATCCGTATTAACATATGAATACTGTACTTGACCAGAACTATTACCTAATGAATTAGTAGTGCCTGTAGGTACAAAATTCCATCTATCAGCACCGTTTTCTTTCTTAGTTCCATTAGTAATACCATTACCAAGTCCACCTTGATGATAACCTTCTTCGGTCAATGCTGTGTTAACTGCTTTCTAACTATTAAGGGTGGCATATTCTACTACATAACACCAAGTAATAAACTTATGTATCTCATAAGTATAGATAGCATAACTATTACTTCTACCATTACGAGCCTGTGTCAAGAAAGTAGCTCTATTAGTATTTACAGTAGGTACTTGATTTCTAATTGAGTATAAGGTACTGCCGTCTCTATAAGCTTCATATGCAGAGCAATACTTCTTACTAAACTTAGTATATCCTTCTAAGGGATACAAAGACATTCTGATTTCCCAATCATAGTCTCCGTGTACTACTACAGTATAGTATGCATCAGGTAATTCAACCATATCATTACCATCTTCAATGCCATTAGTTACTTCAGAACCATCTTCGTAATGATCCCAATCTGTAGCATTAAAGTATTTAATAGTACCATCAGAAGTAAGTCTACAGCCTTTGAATAATGATTGTACTGGTAGGTCTTTATGCATTTGCATATTACCAGTTCTTACCCCATCAGGACTACTACCTGTAAAACGTACTCCATACCATAAGTCACCTGCAGCATATATCTAAGAACCGTTCAACCACATCTCTTGAACGGATTTCCCATTAGCAGCAACTTCTTGGAATGTTAAATTATTTAAACCAACTTGTCCCATAATTAAGCTGAAAGTTTAATATACAATATACCAGGAGTCTAACTACCTACTTCAGGTATTTCATTTACTACTTTAATCTGAGTAACATCTGTAGAAGTTACTTTATTAGCTACAGCAGTATTTACTTTATTATCTGTTTCACTCTTAGTATATACTTCTGTCTTATTAGCTTTAGTACCTAACTGATTAGTCATAGTAGTAGCAAAGTTAGGATCGTCACCTAATGCAGCCGCTATTTCATCTAAAGTATTCAGAGTTTCAGGAGCAGAAGCAACTAATCTAGCACATTCAGCTTGTGCTATTTCGATAGCTTTAGCATCTGTTTCTAATTTAGTATAAGCATCAGTAATACCATAACCTGCCAATGTAGTAGACTTATTTGCTTTACCGTTTAGGTCATTGGTTAACTTCTGTTCAGCTTGTTTAGCTCTATTTACCTCATCTGCAATTTCCTATTTCAGTTTCTTTATTTCTACACTCTAATCAGTATTAGTAAAGTAATTAACCGGTAACCAGTCATTGCCTGTATAACTTTTAATTACATTACCATTAGCATCAGTAGATAAGTCAATCCAATAAGTTACTTCCATAGGATTGGGAGCATAAAAAGATGCTACGAAGTTAGGGTTCTCTTGTTTTATCATAAGTTTTATTAAATTAAAGTTATAAAATATTTAGCAATAGACCCCAATACAATAGATGAAATTCCAATTGCTAAGTCTTTTTTATTCCATTTACCATTATAGTAATGACATCTATCGCTATTCTCTTTAACAAATAGCATTAGCAATGATATACTACTATTAAGTAATAATGCAGTAGTGAAATATACTACTGCACCAAATATATTATTCTTTATAGAATTCTTCATTATACCACATTTGTAAATTTAATAGTACCTGCAAAGTTAGCTACTTCTTCCATATTTAAGAAGTCTAATTTAACTGCACCAGATACATTATAGGTCTATATCAGGTTCTTGCTGCTTAGAACACATCATATTGTTCTTTACCCAAGATATTTCATATTCAGTAAGAGTACGATTGAATAGAAGAATATCACCGTGACAACCAATAAAACATTGATATCCTAAAAGATCTTTAGTACTTCCAATAACTAATCTATCATCATTATCCGATTGGTCAGAGTGATAATTAATAATATTACCATTATATGAAGTTTTTGTTTGATAACTTACATTATTTTCTTCAATATTTATAGAAGTTTCGGCAGCAAAAGATTTAGCAGAAAAATTATTTCCATTATTTGTTCTTTCAAAAACAAAAGCTTTACTTTTATCAATAAAATAACTCCAACTTTTTACTTTATCTTTAAACCAAGTTCTATCAGCAATAATAGTATAATCAGTTAGAATAGGTAATCCATAAGCGACAGCATAGGATTTACCATCATAACAAAGTTGATTAGGATAATTCGCTATCAATTCAACATCAATTTCAATATCCTTATTTGTTCCGAAATCATAATAAATATTAGTTTCTTCTTTATTATTGAAAATTTCTTCACTAATAATAGGAACATCTATTATACTACCATCATTAATATATACTGAATAAACAACTGTAGTTATCAAGTTACCATCGGTACTAACTATACTAAATTTAATATCATCTATTTTCTTATTGATATTAAATTTAAGTTTATAAGATTGATTATAATAATTATTTTTTGGAATGCCAATAGTAAAACCAAACCAATTATCGGCTTTCTTTTTAACTATATGAAATTTGTTATAAGATTTTGTACTTATATCTTTATTAATAGTTGAACCATAACTCCAATTCTTAAAATCTTGAGCATAAATACCAACACCACTATTCAATTTACCTTTAAAACCATAAAGATAAGCATCATGTTTATTACCGCTAAAGTCTTTTAGAATAGAAGTGGGTAACTGGGTGATGGCAATATTACATTCACCGATAACACTAACGCCAAAACCAAAATAAAGATTATTGTCTTTAAAGGTGTAAACGCCATCTTTTTTAATATAGGTTTCAGGCTTTCCTCTTCCTTGTCTCACAATGAGATATTTATTTTCAGTAACTCCAGTAACACGAATAGTCAAATCGGAATAAGGTTTATTATCATCTTCTACAATATTGTTAGTCTCAACTACGTTTGTTATAACAATAGTATTGTTAGTGATTTTAGCAGTACCTCTGTTATCTCTATATGCCCACTTTGTAAAGTCCTCTACATACGCCTCTATTACATCATAGTTAGTTAACTTTTGTTTGCAGTATGGAGAATACCAAGCAACTATACTTTCCTTAAACCAATCTGGCTGTTCAGGTTCAGGCGTACTAGGTATATACCATTCACCTAATACTACAGCTCCTATATTAGTATACTGACTAATACGTATATGCTTACCTGCAAAGATACTAAAGTCAATCTAATTGTTATCCTTTACAGTAAGTATTGTAGGAGTTAAAGTAGGATCATCTGTAAGAGTATTAATGATAAGCTACCCAGTAATATTAGCAGGCTCTATAAACGAATCTCCCTTCTCTATATGATACAACTAAGGAAATACAAAGTAAGCCTATGGATTTATAAATATAGGTTGATATAAGATTGTTTTCATAGTGCCAGTACTTGTTTGCGTAATCTCCCTTCTCTATATGATACATGAACCCATGAGAAATCTGATTCATTTATTAATTGGTCAAAAGGCAGATTATCCTTAATATAGTTAAATAATTTTTCATTTTCCGCTTTACTACCAGCTGTAATATCAGCAGCTTCACCATATAGATGCTAACTATTCTTAGCTTTACTTCCTACAGCCTTATTTAGAGCCTCACAGCGATATCCAGAATTAACTCTAATAGGTTTACCATACCATTCTCTTAAAGGGTCTAAAACAATCTCTATTAGCTTAGTAAGATTATCTATTACAGTCTAATTAGGGGTATTGTCTATACGCTTAGCTGTAGCTGTAGATGACTTTATCATTTCCTCAATTGTAAAATATTTCATTACTTATATTCTTTACTGTTATTAACTTTTGTATCCTATAACATTGTACCTAACAAATCTGCTGCAAGATTCATACCAAACGTCTTAGAATCATTATCTATCTCACTTACCTTAACGTTAATCTGAAGTAATAGTAGATATATTTGTTCGAGTAGTTCTCTATCTGACATATGTACTAAGTATGGATTCATGTTGAAAAAGGATTAGCATCTTGTGATAGATATATATATGTAGTATTACCCATAGCTGTTACAGCTATTGTTGCTGTACGCATCATATTTGTAGGATTATTACTTAAAGGTTTTACACGCAATATTCCTCTATCTAACCTTAGTACTTCAAAGAATTGAGTTTGACCGGTAACTTTGGTTGTATAATTATTTGTATAATCCTAAACATTCTCACCAATAGGAAACTTATTAAGAAGATACGTCGTACCATATCTTAACTGAATATCTCTTTGTGTAGTACTATTATACTACCAATTTTCAGCTAATGAATCAGATGTTAATATTGGCCTTTCAGAGAAATTTAATGTGATAGAAGCCTAATCTGCCAATTCATTTGAATCTGTTGTACAAGTATGAGTAAGTTTACGGTTTATTTCAGCTCTAGTAGGACATTCATTAGAATGAGGAATACTTAAGTACTATATATATTTGGTTGGTATTCTATTATAAATTTCTACCCAAGATTGCATTTCCATTCTTCAATTCCTCCACTTGTTTCTTTAAATCTTCAATTTCTCGCTTAAGTAGTTTGATACCTTCTACTGCTACTACTCCTAACATACAATAATCTACAGATTTCATACCATCATTGTCTGTATCGACTATATCTGCAAAATCATTTTCTATATCTTGAGCAATAGTACCTATCTAATGCTTATTACGTATATCAAAGGATACAGTAGGTATATTACATATTTGTTCTAAAGTATGGTTTAGCGGAACTATATTAGACTTTAATCTAATGTCAGATTCTTTAAAGAATCCCCTTGCGTGTACTTCTCCAAATGCACCATTTGCTTGACCATTGCCAATATATATCTTATCGGCTGTTATAGTATTGCCACTTCGTGATCTATAGTTCAACCATACTCTATCTCCGAATTCCCCATCTACAAAATTAAATTCATTAGCATTAGATAATACACCATCCAAAGTAGCCCAATTTGTAGCCAAATCCGTTACTTCAACCTTATAACCTTCATTATAAGGAGTTACAAAAAAGCTGGCACGTTTAGAAACAGGCCCATTAGTGGTGTAATAACTTAAATTGTATTGCAGATTATATTCGTTTTTTGCATCGTCATAATAAGCATATACATTATTAGGTTCAATACAGTTTAAATGACTGGCATAGGAATGAAATAAGTATCTTTGATGGTTTTCAATAATATCCATAATTACTTCTTTCAATCTGTCCTTTGATCCAAAAACATTATTTATATAATCTATTGCGTCTGCACCTACTCTATTTACATTTAACGTGAGATAAGAACCATTGGGAACATCAATAACTTTACCATAATTTTTTAAATCTAAAGCATTTATAGGTTTTGGGGTCGTAGTAGTTGGACTAACGCTTTGTTCACTTATCTCACTTGGTTTATACGTACTGGTATGAAGAATAACTTGTGCTCCATGAGAAGTATAAAAATGATATTTACCACCACCTCGTACAAAAACAAAACAGATGACAAAATGACCTAAAAAATCTAAACCTCTAACTGGGTCTAAATTTGCATGAGCAAAATCTGACAAATATACTTTTATATCAGAAACAGCATTTACTCCCCAAGCACTCGGAGCCCATTCCCAAATTTTGCGAGTAGAAAAACCTCTCTCATGTGTAGACCATGACGGTTTTGTACCGCTATCTAATGCTACTAGTACTTCTGCGCGCATACACATTCTATCTCCAGCAGCAATCGTAACAGGATACCATGTATTTTCATCAAGAGTAGAAGCATCAATCTCTGTAAGTTGCATCATGTAGCCAACACTACGAGCGTTTGTAATACTATCATCAACGTATTTTTTTATAGCTTCAATATCTGCACTACCACCCTATACTGTTTTATACTACCCGTTGTCAGCTAAATATTTAGTACCGCCCCCATTAGTTATTATTTTATCTATTTTACTCTTATCTGATGGAAGAATGATACCAGCTGTACTATCAGTTACAGGATTAAATTTCAATGAAATTGAACCTGCATCATCAGGATTTTTAAGGTTCTGTTGTATTAAATTAAGAGATATGTTATCACTGTTATGTCTTAAATTTCCTTCAGTAATTACATAATCCGGCATGTTGTTTACTATCTATTTCAGATTATTACCTTCTGTAGCACTAAACTTACCATTTAAAGCATTCTAAGTAGCAGTAGATATAGGTTTGTTAGCATCAGAAGTATTATCTACATTACTTAATCCTACTTGTTCTTTAGTAACCTAATGTGGATTAGCTTTATTATTAATGTGAGTAGTTAAGTTATTCTGCACATTATTAATAGTTGTATCTATTTCTGCCTAAGATTTTAAACCGTCTAATTTGGTTTTATCAGATGCAGACATTACACCGGCTGCAAATGCACTAGCCTAATTTATGGTTATAGTTTTATCATCTGCCTGAGAATATAAACCATCATTTTCTGCTAATAATATAGGAGAACCATCGGTAAGCAATACAGGCTCACCATCTGTAAGTAATAGTTTATTACTCCTATTAGTGGAATTTTTAGTTATTGACTTTACTGTTAAAGATACAGAATCCTAATTAGATTGAGATACTAATACGTCATTTACTAATGTATCAGATAATGAATTAACTATATCTGTAGTAGATTTACCTTTATCTCCAGGATAAGCAGTTGAGCTTGTTTCACCTAACGCTAATGATTTAGATATCTCAGTATAAGCTGAACCAGACCACCTATAAGTCAAATTAGTATCTTGTGTTATATATATTTTACCAGATTCTCCCGTACTAGGTAGATTATTAAAGGTGTTTATTTCTATAACATCATCTACATAAGATGGTAACTGTGAAGAGGGGACTTTGCCACCATTATCTAAAGACGCTAACCCGTTAGCTTTACCTTTAGTGTTTTTAAAATCTGTTAATTCTTTGCGTATACTATTATCGAGTGCCCCAAATGAAGCATTTATTTCAGATTGATATTTATTTAATCCTTCATCAAATACCTAACTAGCTTTAGCAATCTTTGGATCAGTAGTAGCATTTACTAAAGTACCGTATATTTTTATTTCTGCCATATTTCTTAACTAATTACAAAATTAAATGTACCAGCCGCCAAAGAGCTACTTGTACGATAACACTTATAGTTTCCTTTTCCTTCTACAGGTACACTGATTGACTCTTCCATAGGAACTGAAAATCCAGATGATGTCACGCTATTAATATTAAAATTTGAAGGAACACATAACCATACATATTCACCTTGAGAAATATCTGACATACTATATGTACCGTTAGGACTTGATTTAATAGACTATTTACTAAAGCTTAACACATCTGTACCTACTATAATAGTTTTAGTAGTATGACCAAAATAACAAGGATAGTATGTGGACACTGTAGCTGATGCGTTTCTAGTTACACCATGAGCTGTAATAGAAACAGAATAAGTAATTCTATCATTAGTAGTAGTTAAAGTATCTTTGGTACCACTAAGATTGTTTACAGGTTGATTACTGATTACTTTATCATTCATCTTAAGAGTAAGAGTATCAGGAGTCAATGGACTACCAGCAAATAAAAATCTACCACTAATGTTAATATCTGTAGCTACACCTTTTTCAATAATAGTAGGAGATACGCCAAATCCAGATATCTAAATAAACTAGTCATACAATACTTCCCAAATAGAATTATCACCTTCGGTTCTATCAGTTATTTCTTTATCGAGCTTATCATCGACAGTATTTATATTTTGTTGTAACCGTTCATCTGCTTCAGTTCTAGCGTTTATCTCATTTAATAAATCTTCAGATAATTTTTGTACTTTGTCTGCTAAAGCTTTACCTTTACCACCATCATATGCTGTACCAGTTACTTCTCCAATAAATAGTCTTTCTGACATAACCACCATATCATTGCCATCCCAAAGATGTATGATATTAGTTCTGTTATACTCATCTAAACCTACTAATACATATACTTTAGATGTAAGCGGGTCTAATATATCCCACTTATTAAAACTTCTAACGTATAGTTTCTTATTTTCTTTGCAGTAGTAAATATCTCCTTCTTTAGCTTGATATAACAGTAAGTTCATTTCTGATACTGTATCTACAAACTTCTATATTTTTATTAAAGCTTGCAGTTCTACATCGCTATCAGATATATCCCCTAAATAATCTATTAAGGACTATATACTTAGCTTACCATTATGAATACCATCTTGAAAAGGAATTATTTCTTTACCATTGAGATCTTTCCTTTCAACTAACTAACTTATTCTAATTCCTTTTGTAATCATGTCATTATTTTGTTTTTAATGCATTTATAGCATCTATAATAGCTGGTTTACAATACTGATTTACGAATTGCATAATAGTTTGCATTTCTTCATCGGTATATTCTAGCTCACCTTCAGAATTATAAATCTTTAAAGCTAAGGAATGAGCTTTAATACCACTACCTACTTCATAAATCAATTCACCTAATTGTTGTCTAGCATCCATACAAATCTTATTTGTTTTTTGGATGTCAGTGTATACTTCCAGTTGTGCAAAATTTATTTTCATAATTAAATAGATCTACTTCTAAGTATTGCATAATATTTGTTTTGTGAATATACTAATAGAAAATCCATAACATCTCCTACATTCGCAGTAATCCATTCTATTCTATTACCATTATTATCATATAATATAGGTCTATTAGGATTACTGTCATTATTTCCTCTACCCCATATATTGCATTCTTTTGGATTCCTACGTGGATTATAAACAAATGTTACAGGAACAGCCCATTCAAGAGTTTGTATGGCTAACTTTGTTTTTACGCTATCAAGATGTGGTAATCCATACCACATACGTCTAACGCTACTACCTATAAATATAGTCCTTGAATACTATTGATACAGTATCTAATTTTCAGAAGGATCTGTAGCATAACTAAGTTTATAACCTACCACATCTCCATATAATGATAAACTTCCCGAGCCGTATATTGCCATATTACGAATTAAACTGCCAGTAATATCAAAGTACAGACCATCATTTATCTATGCAACGTCAAAATCATTAGCATTACTTTTAAAAGAACCAAAGTATGAATAACCTAAAGAATTAGGAGTACCTATTAATGCTTCTCTTTCACCTTCCTTAAACTTTATATAACTAGAGAACAGCTTCATTCCGTTTGTCTCTGTACCACCAAATAGCACACCTGTAATTTCAAGTGACTAAATAGTACCAGATAATGCTTCTATTTCTCCCCTTATGGATGCGTTATTAGCTACCATTCTACCATCTTGTCTAACTAAGAATGGAGCGTTAGCCCTATTCTCTTCAGTAGTACCGGCCCATATACGAACAGAATTGTTATCATTACCACCTTCACCAGTAATACCTGCTACTACATGAAAATCATTAGTAGTATTACCAGTTTGATAACCAACTCTTAATGAGTTACCAGTAATAAAGTCTAATTTAGCATTTTTAGCTATAATCAAATCAGTATAAATACTAGCTACATTCTGAGCTAATTCTTCCCAATATTCAACTCCACCGGGAGTACCAGGCTTGTTATCACTAGAAGATAAGTGTTTGCCTTGTCCGTGACCTCTATCTATAGTAGATATACATTTGTATGCTTTATAACCTGTAGAAGTTCCTAAATCTTTAATTAAAGCAATATCTAAGTACCTCAATGGTTGTACTGTTGGAGATACTTCACTTTCATTGCAATATAGTCTACCAGGCCACCATTCAGACCTACGTACTATTAAACCTTCTCCTGTATCACCTTTAGATACCTGCATTAACCAATCCGGATTACTATCGCTAGGTTTAGTATCGGTACCGTTTATATTAACACATAACCATAAGTAACCTAATACACTTACTCTATCATAGTAATCATAGTGAGTGTCTGGTTCCCAAGGTCCTCTATCATTAGCATATCTTATCTCTTCTCCATTTGGCTTTACTTGAGTAATAGTACCGGTAAAGTATACTGAATTAAGATATGCCGAATATCCTCTCATATCGTAACCAAACATATTGAGATTATCAAGATTACCAAATTGCATTGCAATATTCTTAGCCTTCTAATCCCAAGTATTCTAGTTTACTAAGTAACGTGTATAAGTACGAGTTGAGTAACAAGATGTTTGGCGATCTACATTAGTTTTATTACCATATGCAACAAAGTTCATTTGAGCACATGGGTGAAACGTCATATTCCAATAATCATCTACTGGCCTAAGCTTGTAACCAAATTTCTTATTTTGTGCATCTAGTATGTTAGTAACTTCAAAGTAAACGGTATAGAATCCAGCAAACTTTCTATTACCTCTACCATCATCTTCATCATTTTCAGCATTTTCGTCTGTCTTTTCTGAATGATATATACCCATACATAAGTCACCCATTGATACAGCTCCGTATTCGCCTTCTTCTAATTTCAGTGTAATGACGCCTGTCCATTCATCTGTTTGTTCTACACTTTCTATTACACCTGCACCAGGAGCATTCCACTTATCTCCTAATTGAATTTCTACACGATTGTATCTTAATTCAGGTACTTCGAGAAATCTACGTAAAGTAAGACTATCAAACTCAGCATGACCGTACTTATCAATCTTACCACCGAAACCAGTAAGACCTGATGCAAAACCTTCTTGGCCAAATATTGCTGATTCTTTAAACCATACTTCGTAAGCAGTAGAATCAGGCTTAATTTTGCTTAAGAATACATCATCGTATATCTCTGTATTCAGATTCTTATTAGTCCACTTCTATAATTCACTATCCCATGCTAATGCATTGTCATTACGTAAATTATTAATAGATACATCTTGTAAATCAACTAATTTACCAAGTAAGCCAGTTACTACCTTATTAGCAGCAATATTTGACCATCTTTTACCATCATACTAAAGTAAGTCTAATTTAGCAGCATCTACTATATTAGTATCCTTCATCTACTCAATACGATTCTATAGATTAATTTGAGTTTGTAGACTGCCTATATTATTACGTAATTCTTCTATATCAGATGTATTAGCTGATATATTCTCATTAGACTTATCTAAGTCTGTATCTTTAGCATACTATATTAGACTATCTGATATAGTCTTAATAGATGTGGTATTTTTCTGTACTTGTTCTTCTAATGGAGTCATTTTTCACAAATTAAAAGTTCGTCATAGAATGTTTTTATACCTAAATCTACTCCTAAACTTTGTTCTAGCAGTATTGCTTTATCATCAGTTTCTGAAGTATCCTTCCACATTTCATCCAAAGGATGTACTAACTTGCTTATCAATGCTCTAAGACAATCTATTTGTTCATCTGTAAACTTTAAATCACTTTCTAATAGACGAGCGATATGATTAGCACAAACCCATTTACGTATACAAGGTATACCTTGATTAGAGTTGTACTTAACTTTTAAGTTATACTCTTTACCTATTCTATATATATCATCTATTAGCATAATGAACAAACTCCATTTCTACAAGTTTTATTACAAGCAAAGCAATCGTGATTATTGTAGTAAGTAGTATTAGCATCTAAACATATATTTAACATTCTGGCTAAATCTGTATAATACTGCACTGCATCATCTATAAGATTATTATTAATGGCGTAACTTAATAGATCTTGTTTTAATAGGAATAGAACCATTCTATCCATCTATTGATCGTCTAAACAAGTACTACAATTCTTACACAATAACTCAACTTCTTTATAGTATATATCAGCCTAATTAAAATAGAACTAACTTGAATTATCAATTGTAGCTATAAAAGCACTTGCACAGAAATCTTCAAGTTTAGTAGAATCTATTACTATAGATAATCTCTATTCGTCTATTTTTACATCAGAACGATAATCTGTACCTAATACTAACAATTTATATGAATGTTTATCAGGATTTACTGAACTCCTGTTAGAATAGTTATTCAGTGTGTCTATGTATAAATACAAATCTGAATCTACTGAATCAGGTATCTTTGTATCCAGTTCTACTACTATGTTATCTTTTACTATTGTTATACCAGTTATCTTCATATTAATACTTTTAAATAAAAAAGGCTACAGGGCTATTTAGCCCCATAGCCCTTGTCAGCACACTGAAACACTATTTTTATTATGCTACAGTTTCACCTTTAATAAATGACTTAATACCTTCATCAACGATACTACCTACCATGCTAGGACAGTATACTTCCGTAGTCAACGGAGTAGTCTTAATATACTGATTATCATTGCTAAGATACAGATTGTCATTTTCAATTACTGCACAATCGTATTTAGTACCCTCTACTACTTTACGAGCTTGTTCTACTTCAGGATATGCGCCAGTAAATACATGACCTTTATAACCCATGTAACGTACTTCTGCATCACGAACCTGTTTCCAGAAACCTCTACCAGGATTACCAGGAGTCTTAACAATAGTAGCACCAGCTACAGCTTCAGGCTGATTAGCAAGCAAAGCACCGGGAATAGTATGATACAGAGATACTTCCATATCTACTACTGAGTATTCATTCAATGAATAAACACCTTCGTTATCATCCTTAACCATTGCAGTTAAAGTAAGAACGGCAGCGGTATTCTGAGCCTGAATACGACGATTCTTGTGAGCGTTAATCTTCTTCACAAAAGCTTCTGCCAATTTCTTTGCTTCATTTGATTCAGCGTATACTCCATAAGTATGAGTAAACTGGAAGTTATTAGCTTCAATATCCTTATACAGAACACGAAGTACATATCTATGACCAGCTACTACGGTAACATTAGTTAAAGTAACTACTACTTCATCCTGAGTAGGTTCTACATTAGCACCAATTACAGCAGACGGTTTAGAGCTCTTTTGAATTTCATTAGAAAATTCAATATTAGCTTTCTAAGCAACCGTACCGTTAGGCATGGTAACATTAATTTTCGGGCCTGCTACACCAACATAAAGTGAACTAGCTTTAGCAGCTTCAGCAGCAGTTTTAAGAATAGCTCTATCCTGATCAAACAAAGCTACTTCACCAGCATTCAAAGCATCAGCAGTAGTATAGCTAGCAGGGCATTTAGTACCGATAAGTACGGTATGAACTGAAGTTATCATATAAATTATTTATTTTAAATTAGACATATTAAGCGCTTCTGTCTATTTTCGCTTACTTTCTACTTTCCTTATTTCAGATTTCCACGTCAATAAGCGCTTTCTGTTAATGTTATTCCATTGAATTTACTTCATTAGAATATACATTATAATTTGGTAAAGTAGCCAGTATTAACTAAACTGCCAATTTAACTACTTCCATATGAGTATGACTAGGTAAGTCTGTATACTCATCAGTAGGATTAGTTTTAAGGTCTACCTTACTTGGTTTCTTTAAATACTCAATAGTATATTCAGCTACTTTATAATTACCATCTGTGTATAAAGTAATTGTATTATCCTATATAAGTCTTATTGGTTTAGCTTTAGTATACTTTAGACGATACTCTGATAATGAATTTTCTTTAATTCTATCTACTGTTTCAATAGTACCTTCTATGGTATCACTATACTTTATTTTGTAGTTACCTAAGGCATCCTTCTCCCAGCAATTATTTATTACTCCATCTGCTGGAGATATGCCTGCCGTATCTCCTAATAATATAACATAATCATCAGGCAAGGTAACTGTATATTCCTCTTGATTTACTTTGGTAATGTCTGTATCTTTATAAGTGTGCTTAGTAACTAGAGTACGTAAATCATCAGTACGTTTCTGATCCTATTCAAAACCTCTTTGTTTATAATTAAGACCAGAATAACGTGTCTTCCAGAATTTGTCAATAGCTTCATTAATGAATGATATTATAGTATCAGATGGTAATTTGCCAGCTAAAGATAATTCAGGATTGATTAACTGTAAACGTCTCTCTACTTCTATTTGTAATTCTCTAGGGCTCATTATTCATTTAAGCTATCAAGTTGTACTTTAGTTTGTGTTCTCTATGACTCTATAGTCTCTAGAGCAATTTCTACAGCTCTATCTATTACTTCATTAAGTACATAATCGGGTACTTCAGTAATATCTTTGTTATAATCTTTATAACTAATATTTTCAGGATACTTAATATAAGTAATATCAGCTGTATAGGATTCAGAAGACATACGTATAGGGTCTATATAGATCTTTAAAGTATTGTCTTCTAATATTGCTATAGGAGTTTCAATCCAAGGTATATTGTTATATGTTTGTAGGAACCCCTTAGCTTTTTCATGATCTGTCAATGAACATATTGCTGCTTCACCATTAAAGTGAAGTACGCAATCTACATAAAACATTCTTTTAAGCTGTTCTCCATCATTAAAGAAATTAGATAAAGTAAGCACATTAGAATGTGCATAAGGATATACCAATGCCTGTGCAGCGTCTGTCTTAATTAGTTTCTATAAATCAGCAATACGTTTAACGGCACCTTCAAACCCTACTTTTAGAGTATTATTGCCCGTGTATTTGTTACATATTACTTCTATATATGCCTAATTAAGAAATAGATCTATTTCTTCAGGAAGAAATGCAGGGCAGCCACCAAAAGCAACTGCCTCTGAATTCTTATCCATGAGAACTTTAAATGCCTTATGTAAATCAGATATTTTCATTATTTAGATTTAATTTCCTATTGTATGGCAATACGAATGTCTTGGTTCTTCTTATTATTTAAATAAGCAATTACATCATCTATACCATTACCAATCAGATCTGTACCAAAGAAGTATTGAGTTCTATTCTTACGAATAATATTCTTAGCAATAGCTTCTTCAATAACAAAAGTAATTTCTTTATTTGGGTTATCTACCCACTTCATTATAAACTTATCAGGTGCAGCTTCAATCTGTTCACTAAGCTTAGCTTCAACCATTTCATTAGACAATGTATCAGATTTAATACCATATAGTCTAAGACACTTACGCATATCTTCAACAGACATCTTATCCATTTCTCTATATGCTTCACGTTTGATTTTGTTAATCTTATTAACTTCTTTAGCTTCGCTATCTTTATTGATAATAACATAATCAGTAGAAGATGTAACATTATTCAACCCATCTGCTACTCTCTTATGCTTTTTCAAGAACAAATATTTAAGCTCATCTTCAGGTCTGTCTGTATTCAGAATTAGATCTTTCCTACCAATTTTAATAGCAAATGTATCCCAAAATTTGCTGCCAGGCGAAAGCTATCCTTCTGCATAACCAATTTCTTTTTCTAATCTGGCTGCATCTTCAGCATTTAAGCCAGTATATAAATTACCAGAACGTGTCCAGTATGAACTGATATAGTCATAACATGTAGACCATTTAGTAATACCAGTCCAAGGGTTTGTTTTAATTATTCTAACGATTACTTCCATAATATAAATATTAGATTATCAAGTTAGTATAAGGGGAGCCCGAAGGCTCCCATATATCCAAGAAGATTTATAAATTAATCCTCTGCTTCCATGATCAGTTCTCCACACGCACGCGGGTCCCTCAACATTATTCCCATTTCTCCAAGGAAGAACACAGTGTAGCCATCCTTACCATTAGATCTCAGTGTATTCTTAGAGTTAGCATAACCAGACGGAGCTACAGCACCACCAGTATACCAAGTTACGAATTCACGATCTTTACGAACTACTTTAACGATATTAGCTTCACCATCACGACGACCCAGATCAAGGAATGTCATACGATATGATTCCAGAGGTTTCAGAGTAACCGGATGCAACTGACGATTATAAGTAGTATCATCATACAACGGGAAGTACTTCAAAGTAAGCTCAATACCATTAGTCATTTGGTAAGTCTTAAACTGACCACCGAACTTCAGGTTATCACCAGAACCAGTTACAAATACAGTATCCATAAGGTTCATAGTAGCTACTTTTTCCTTCAAAATACGGTCAAATTCACGCATACCCATTTCACCAGTCAAAGCAACAAACTTACGTTCGTTAGTACCAAGTACATTATAAGACAGGTCGAACAAGAAATCTTCCAGCAATTCAGGAGTCAATCTAGTATACATACGCTTGTTAGACGGAGCAATCTGTTCCAGCAAACCAGCACCAATAAATACCGGACGACCATTAGTACCTTTCAAGTTACAAGAACCATCCTTATTTACATTAGATTTCATGTAAACAAGCATACGTTCACATCTCTTATACCACTCACGCAAAGCTAGCCATTCCTGATAGTCAGCCCACAAATAAGATTTCTTACCAGTCTTAGGATCTTGCAACGCAATAGCCATTACTGTAGAGTAAGCAGAACCTGTAATATCGTAATTAATACGAATAGTAGTCAGGTAGTTACGCATCTTAAAGTGAGTACTATAGTTCAGGATATCACCTTCTTCACTGTATTCCTCAACAGCAGAAGCAAGACGAGATACTTGAGAACCAGCTTTCAAATATTTAGCAGGTATATATGAAGTAGGATTACCATCTGCAATAAAGCAAGTATAAACCCACAAATTACCATCCTGATACGGAGCACCAGCAACACGCAACTGATAATCTTTATTATCCAGTTCAAGAATAGCTGTAGGACCAAACCAGTTTTCTTCTAACCACAGATAAATAGGAGTATTACCTAAACCAGCTGTAGTATCATCTTGAATAGCAGCACCATTCCATTTAGCATCTCTAATGGTAATAGCTCTATCTGCATCAATCATTACATTCCACTCCCAGCTCGGCTGATCAATAGTCATTACGTTACCAAGACCGCCAGTCAGCATGTCAAGGGAAGTATTGTAACCATTATCTTTAGTTCCAAATACATAAGACAACACGGTAGCAACCTGATACGGATTCTATTGCGAAGCTGCTGAAATCTTATTCGTATCAATCAGGTCAGAGAAACGCTTACCTTTGTACAGAACTAAGTTATTAAGAATATTATTATCCATAAAATATTAGTAAATTATAATTTAGTTGTTATTTAATCTACACGCAATTGTCGTGCAAAAGAATCCCACATAGACTCAGTGCTAGTGTTATCCTGTCTTCTAGTCTTTCTACTTACTCCTGTTTTACTTAAGCTATTTTTAAATTTATTAATAGCCGCAGTAGAGCCTTCACTCTTTGCTGCCTTTAGTAAAGTATCACCCTTCATAGTAAAGTAGGCAGACTCGAGTAAGTTTTTCACGCTTTTGGAATAGTCTTTCTGATACTGAGTCTTTCCATCAGCTGTGGGTTTGAATATATATTCTAATAATGCCTATTTATCTTTTTGAGGTATTTTAATTCCACGAATATTATCCATGCCCTTTATTTCTGTCACAACGGAGTTAAAATACTCCTGTTGACGCTTTTTAAGCTCGTTAGCACTCTTTTCTTGTTCTTCTAATAGCTGTTGTTTCTTTTGTTCTCTAATGTCTCTAAGAGCTTCTAATGCATCCGTAGCCTCATCCTCAAGTAAACCAGCATCTTCATATTTAGTAAGCTTCTTATCTATTTGCTTACTACTAAACCCTTTTTCTTTAAGGAATTCCTTAATAACTAACTTCTGATTTACTTCATTGTCTTCAATCTCAAAATCTTCTAGATCTAGCTCTCCATCAATTTGGAAATAATCTTTCAAGTTACCACCATTTTTAACAAACTTATCCAGTGCTTCTACTTCTTCACTAGCATACTGTGGTACTGAATTCTCTTCAATTACTTCCTGGAAGTACTCTACTAATTCTTCAGGAGTTTGAGGTATTTCTTCATCCTCATCTAATTCCCAACCCATTTTATCTGATAAAGCTTCAAAGAATGTAGCTACAGCGTTATCTTCAGTATCATCATCTGCCTGATTATCTGTATCAATTACAGTATCATCATCTACTTTATCATTCTTGTTATCTTTATCATCCTTAGAAGAATCATCATCAGGATCCTATTTATTGTCTTTGTCTTCTTTTTTATCCTGTTTAGCATCCTTATCGTCATTAGAGCTACCTTTACCTTTTTTAGTAAGAGCTTCTAATTCCTCTTCTGTTAATTCTTCACTTGCTCCATATATAATATCGCTATCATTAATAGATGTATTGTTATTTACTACACTACCTGGCATGAATTCTTCAAATACTTCAAAGCCGTTCAATGTGTTATTATCCATAATTATATATAATTAGATTAATTGTTTTTCTTTCTTCCTTTATGTTTCCAACGTCTAGCGTTCTAAGCAAATATTGCTCTTTTACGTGTTAAAGGATTCTTACTATGAGTAAGTTCCTCAGTAGTTTTACCTGTTCTTTTCTTTAGAGCATTAAACTTACCTCTATTCTTTTTCTTAATGTGAATACCACCATACTTATATGAAGGTATGGGATAAACCGGCATAATGCCTGTATAGTCTATTAGATCATTCATTTAAGTATTTATTAGGTCCTAGACTAGAACAATCAAATGGCTGATTTTCTACCAAACAATCTATTAAATAGTTTATAATAAAATCCTTTTCGTCATTAGTAAAATAAGAATTCTACTCCCACTTATCTAAAATAGCAAACTATTCTGTAGTGTAATATAAATCCGGATTAGGATCAATGTATCCATATTTCATAGATACATAGTCTTCCATAAACTATTTCCAGCGTTTGCCTTTTTCAATTACTTCTTGTAAATTCAAGATTTTATTTTTTACATTCTCAGCGAATTTATTTTTCTTGTTCAATTCCATTATTGAAATATTTATTTACTCCAATTGCTCCTATACCTAACAAAGGTATAGAATTAAACCATTTAGTATATGCAGATAAGCTCTTATGTTGTTTATAAGCTCTTTTAATAGAATCTTTATCACCTAAAGAATCCATATATTTCTTAATTAAAGCAGTAGATACAGGTTCTTCTAAACTACTAATAGCTTTATCATTATACATTCTTGTTCTTAACTAATTCATGTAAGCTTTCTATTCTGTACCCAACTTAAAATAATCATCCTTTACATCATTAGTTTTCTTTAAAGATGCTTCAAGTTGTTTAAGCATATTATTATTTGTAGAAGTATCTCTATTTCTACTAATTATGAAATCTGTATAATGATTTAATTCATGTCTAGCTAGTTCATCCGCTGCCATAGGTCTGTATGGATTTACAAGAAAATCAAAATCTTCTGGTCCAGCACCTATACCTGTTTTAATAAATTTTTTATTAGCCTAATCCTTAGCCTGCATTTTACCGATTTCTTTCATATCTATCCCCTACACTTCTGGTAGACTGAAGAACTTGTGTTCATACAAATCAGATAAAAGCTTATAAGTATCACTATAATTTGTTCCAAACATTTGATCTGCTTTTTCAGCTCTAACTCTATGAGCATAATCGTTTACACTTTCGAGTACTCTATTACGTTCATTAGCTACATCAGATAAATACTCTCTTTTCTATTTGATGTTGTCAAATGCAGCATTAAGCAGATCCTATTCTCTACTTCTACTAACTGATGGTATATATCTTGCAGTTGGTTTTAACTGACGTAATCCACTTGGTATAAATGGTAATATCCCCAATGCAGCTAAACCAGCTCCAGTCCAATCTTTTTCTGTAACAGCATTATACACATCTCTAGCAGATAACGCATCTCCTATAGGGGTTATATTAGCAGCATCTTCTAGATCAAATACAGGTTTAAGTCCTTGCTCTTTAGGTCTACCATCGGGAGTTCTACCTAATTTAGTATTAATGGCTTTAGTAAAGTCATCATCTGGATTACCTACTTCACCTCCTTTTGCATAATTATATGCGAAAGTATTAGTTAGATCTGATATATCCTGAGTAGTAAGATCTTTCCATTGATCAGGAATTGCAGCACCTTTATCTATCATTTCCTATATATCATCAGAACTAAGTTGTCTATTAGGATCAATATAGTAATTACCAGCATCATCCTTTAAAGTCTAATTCTTACCTCTAAAATCCCAAGTCTATGCATGTTTCTCATTAGCTTGATTTACATAATCAAAATATTGAGGATCATTACTAGGTATATTTATATTTGGAGTAGAATCTAAGATAGCCGGATTGTTGTCTCCTACTATATGTCCTATACCTTCGTGCCATGTATTTCTAGGAGCTCCATAATATGAATACATATTTGGTACTGCAAATCCTTTAGTACCTTTAGCATTAATAGTTTGTAACTGAGATTTGATATTCTGATCTGTAGGAGTGTAACCCTACGATGTTAAGTTATCTCTCATAGCTTCTGTAGGATTCTTCCAAGTAGCTTTATCTATATCTGCTAGTATTTTATCTAATTTATTTCCTCCTAATTGAGAACTATACTTTGGATTTTTAGCTCTTTCTTTATACCAATTAGTAGCAAATTCTTTCTAGTAAGCATTTTGATTCTATAACATTACATCATAGTCCAATTTGTCTTCTACAATTGATTCTTTTCGTATATCTTTCAATGATTTACGAGCTACTTCACCTCCATCCTAAAATGCTTCTACCTTCCAATCCCAATAGCCTTTACCGGGATTGTTTTCCCGGTAAGACTTTAGGTTTTGCATTTTCTATTTAAATGCTTGTTTATCCATGTTAATATTCACATGTTTCTAAATATAACTCTAATAAATTAATAAGATTTTTAGGATCAGAAGAATGAGCTCTAAGAGATATCAATGGTTTTTCATCTACCCTTGCTATCTTATCACGTAATAGCAAATGATACTTTAAACCATTTCCATCTAAATCGCAAGTATACCACCAATAGCAATTATAGTTATCATTAAGATCTTCAGGATATTTTTCCTAAAGATATTTTATAGTTTCATTCTTGTCCATAAAAATTTATCTTATCATTTACTACCTTTACCTTTTTTACCACCGGATTTCTTTCCGCCTTTTCCGCATGCCATAATTTATTCCTCCTTATTTTTTATAATACTTATCACTCAATTTGTTAGCCCATTTTTCTGTATAGAAATGGTAATAGTCATCATTTTTACACCACAGCTTGTGTACAGCTGCATGAAGTATAGATGGTAAACCTATTACTAACAAATATAGCGGACCTAGATATTTACTCTGCACAGTGTGTCCATATTCATGTTTGATATACTTATGATTACGTACTACTATGTATTTGCCAAGTGTAATTCCTCCCTTCATATTAGGCGATACTTTTACTTTGGCGTTATCGTCTATATTTATAATAGTACCAGAGTATAAAATAAATAATATTTTACCTATTATATTCTGTGGTAATTGCCATAAATAAAGACCAAATTTCTTCAATTTATTCATATTACTTCTCTCCTACTACTTTATTTTGTTTTGCAGTACGTGCTTTTAATTGTTCACGTTCCATAGCAGCTTTATCTTTCTACTTCTGTAATTCTATTTCTTGTTTCATTTTCTACTTTTCGAGTTCAATCTTCTTATTCTCAATTTCGCGTTTCATTTCCATTTCGCGTTTCTTATTATTGAACTCAAACTGTTTACTAGCTGCTTCTGAATTAATCTTTTGCTGTTGTAGTGCCTAATTTCCTATCTCTACTACATCTATCTAACCGTTACCATCTTGATCCATATTTTCAGCACCTCTATAAGCATTTAATTGAGCAACAGTAATCTTAGTAGCATTATTAGAATCAATCTCATATTTCTTAAGATCCATTTCAGCTTCCTTAAGCATAAGCTCTTCTTCTTTAATTTCATTCTGAATCTGAGCTATTTGCTGTTCACGTTCTGCTTGAGCTTGTTCCATAGCTTGTTGCTGTTCCATTCTCTTCTGCTCTATTTCTTCTAATTTACTTCTAATCATAGTGACATTATCCATAGTAATAATCTCAGCTATATCAAGTAAACTAGCTCCATTTTGCATAGCAGGTTGCATTAAGTTCTTAAGAGCTTCTATCTGCTGTTGATTCTTAGTAGTATCTTCTACAAATATATCCATATCTTCATAGAAGAAATCATCTGATAAAGTTAAAAATGCTCTAGTAGCATCATCTAATACGTACTGTATACTAGTCTTGTTATCTTTCCAAGCATGTTTAGCTGTGTCTAATAACATAGTTAAACATTCTTTTTTTACCTAATTATGAACCCAAAACCAAGGTTCAGTAATATGAGCTGACTATACTACAGATCTTTCTACATTACCTACTAATTCATTAGATGAAATAGAACCTTCTCTTTGTTTACTTACTCCAGATATTTCAGATAACATAGATTCTATCTTATCCATTAGATTAATATACTAGTCTATAGTATTAGCCATAGTAAGATCAAGCGCTGATATCTAATTGAATTGGCTAGGCTTACCACCTTCTCTACCTGGAATATCCCAGCCTTCTTCATAAGGATTTACAAAGTTAACTCCAAGAGCTGATAAATAATGCATCCACTTAGCTACATCTATATTCATAGACTTAGGTATCTAAGTAATGTCCATAGTAACTACTTTACCCTTATCTCTAGCCATAGCTAATTCAAGACGATACCATAGTACAATATACATATATTGTAGTGGCTTCATCATACTAACAAGACTACGTGGTCTACTATTAGTATTGTTATATATTACTCCAGTATATGGTAATCTTTGAGCATTAGGATTATCAGCAGATATATGCTAGTACTCAACAGGCTATATACCAACATATAAATCTTGTCCTATTCTATATCCTTCCCATACTTCGATAATCCATTTCCATTCAACATCAAGTTCGTTACCTGTTTCTTTATAGGTTTCATCTACTTGATACTCTTCTGGCATACCTGTTTCAGGATTGATTATATTGACAAAACCAATCTTCTTTAAAGATTTCCAACAGCAATGCCATACGTGTATATTATCAGCTTCTTCAAAAGGATTAGAACTAAAACCATTTATACTGTGAGTTTTAATATGAGGATAGTCTAAAGATGTCTTTCTTACTTCTGGAGTTACACCACCTTTAGAGCGATCATCCATCATGTCTAGCAACTCATTTAGTTGTTTTTCTGACATTTTATCATATAACCTATCATATACTTCAGTGAGAGACATGATCATCTCATAACAGCACCATTGAGCATCATGTATAAACTCTAAGTCAGATGTATCTGAATCATAATCAAAGTATATTGGATTGATACGCTGCAAACAAGGTTCTCCATTTACTATACCAACATAGTATATTTCTTCTCCCCCTATTAGTGCATCTTTCCATCCTTTGAAGAATTCATGAGTAATATTTAACTTATTCTTTAAGTAATTAAGACTATGATATGCGGTTATTTCAGCAATATCCTTATAGTCTTTACTTATATACTTTTGTATCTACTCAGGAGTCATTATTTCTCCAGATTGCAGTGCTTCTTGATATCTAGCTTGTTCTTCAGGTCCTAGTTTACTCATGATTGTTGCTTGAATATAATCAACAATCATTTGTTTAGCTTTATCCTGTATTTCGCTAGTAGCTATATCACTAGTATGTACTACTCTGAAGTTAAACGGTCTTTTAGTTTCTTCTCCTAAAAGTAAATCAATTTTTGGTTTTATTATATTGTAGTCCTGAGCCATAGCTGGAAATCCATCCTATTGTTTGAACGGATTAGTAACATACTTAAGATCTTTCTCGCTGTATATACTATTATAAAGATCATAGTAAGTCTACATTTCCTCTTTACGGCTTCTATTATTACCATCTCTAGAACTACCCTGACTATGCCCTGCTATGTAGTCTACGCAAGCTTCTTTCCAGTCTTGAGTCTTCTTAGACATGGGTAGTCTCTATAAGGGAAATTGATTAATATTTCTCATAATTAAAACATATATGCTTCTATATTATCAGCTGCTTCGTCGTCACGAAACCACTGTTGAGTAAAAATAGGCCCTTCAAATAGTACCCTATTTCTATTCTCTTTTTTTACTTCTTTTACTTTGACATTATAGAGCTGTTCTCTATAAATCATCACTTGAATTAGAGCCATACAGTTGTGGGTAACTATACCGTTTGCAACGTAAGTGTGGTCATCTTGTACTTCTATATTATACACAGTATCAGTAGTTTCTTTACTTTCTAATAGCTTAATTGGCACCCAGAAACCTCTACTGTCCTGTAGGCATACAGATTTAGTATATTTATACTCTATTTGTTTAAACTTATACGAAAATATCGGGTAACTAGAATTAGGTTCATCATAAGAGTAATAATCCAATAACTTATGAACATACTCTCCATTTATTTGTAAATTAACCTATCTTCTACCGTTCCTAGGCTTTATTTCTCTAATAGTAGAGTAAATACCATTATCAATTAATATCTGTCTTACTTGTCTTAATAATTCTTCGTAAATGGTAGCTATTTCTATAGCGTTTCTATTACTACCGTCGTAATTTACATTATATTTCTAATGTCCATCCGCTTCTAATAAACCTAATACAAACGGTATTAGATCCGTATGATTATTATATACTGTGTAATTAATTTTCTTATTATTTGGTATACAACCAAAATTAGTTGCTAACTTATGTAATTTTTTAGAATACGCAAATAGCCTGTAACAGTTTTTAGATTTATCTTTTACTATTTTACAAGGAACAGAGTCGTCGAATTCTTCAATTATTTGTTTACACTATTCTGCACATTTCAGTTGATCTAACTAGTATGTTATTTTTACTTCGTTACTCTTGGGGTTGCAATATCCATCTCCCATGATCCATCCAAGTAAATATAACATCCTATCATTTATAGTTCTTGGTTTACTCTCGATACTCCTCTTAGGTACTAGTGCAAATTGATATTTATAATTCAATTGATCTGCTCTTAAAAAGTTCTCTCTTAGACTGTTTAAGTTTCTGAACTTATGTGATAATTTATCTGTATATTTAACTAGAATAGGATGGTTATCTGTACAAATTAATTTCTAATAATCTCCAGAATACTGTAGAGTTACGATATTACCATCATGAACATGCTTATCTGTCCAAGTAACAGGTTTATAATTACCTTTGTCTGTTAGTACTAAGTCTCCTATGCATATTTCTTCTATAGGCACATCTCCTTTATCCGTTGTGATTAAAGTACCTTTCGTTAAACATCTATCGAAGTTACCAACATCATTATAAGCAATCAACTCCTCAAGTAGGGGCTCAGACATTATATTATATAGATTCTTTTTCCCAGCTGAATTCTCATCATTTAGCCAATCTTTTATTAAACCTTCTCCCCATTGCTTAATCTGTTTATTCATATGACAACCTTTTTTTCTATTTACTTTAGAATTACTAACAATGTCATTAATAATATCAGGTTGGTCAGCTAGTAAGTAATCACAATGCTTATTAGTAAAGTAAACAAATATACCTTTATTTTGATTTTCATACATTGCTCTAGCATTGTAATATAACAATAATTTTCTTACATTTTCATAAAACTCTTCTGCTGATTTAGGTCTACCAGTATACTCAGCTACTATAATATCTGAATATTGTTCTATAGATTGAACACGCTTATATATAAAGCAAGAACCTAGAGACGTAGTACTTGATTCATCATAGTCATAACTATCGACACCCGCAATGTATAATCCAGGACTAGCATCTTTATTAGGATGCTCCCATATCACTATAGATCCAGTAGGATCATCACCTATAAGCGCTCCTGTAGTTTCATCTCTTTTAGTTCTTAAAGGATAATGAGTTATATCACCAGTCTTTTTAATTACCCATTTAATAGTACCATCAGGTTGCTATACTAGATCTCCTACCTATTTATGATTCTATAGTTTCTTATTAGTTCTAAGTAAAGATAACTGCTCCTATAATTCTTTTTTGGGGAATATATTACCATTAAATTCTAGCATAGCCTCAGCAGGAGTAATAGGTCTCTCTGCTACATATCGGTCTACTGCTGCATTACTAGTAGCATTAGATATTACTATCTATCTTTCGGCTAATATATGTTCTAAAGACTTTTTTCTAAACGTATTACCATCCTCATCCATGTATATACGTTTACCTTCTTTATCACGTATATCAAGGTTAGTATATTGAGGTACAAAGAATCCACATTTATTAGTAGTAGCTGTTTCATCCCATATGTTATCAAATCCTAAACAGTTATAACCATCTGGATTATAGAACATATCTTTCATAGTTTCAAATGCACTACCTTCGGTACCACCTGTTCCCCATACAATCATAGTACCAAATGCTATACCATCTACTTCTACTGACGGTCTTGCAATTTGCCATGCAGCCCCTAATTCTGAGAAGGAACCTCCCTCTTCAAACAAAATAAGATTAGCTTTCTTACCACGAACTACATCAGGATTATCCTTTAGAGTAACACCAATAATCTCTGATTTATAACCCATTTCTATTACATTACCGTAATCATCTTTAGTGTAGAAACCAGCACGCCTACGCATCTAAGTATTAACAGATCTTTTCTTACCCCATGCTGTATTCTTATCTATAAAGTCCATATAGTCCCATGCTTTAGTAAGAATACCATCATCAGTCAAATACTGTTTATTTGATGCATATATAAATGTTTTACTATTGGGAATTAAGTAATAGTTACGACAAGCCATAGCTCCTCCTTTATAAGAGAAACCCTTTCTACGTGACTTTAATAAGCATAAATGTTTACCTACTTCTTCTGCTTCCTATACTGCATTAAAATAGTAATAGTCATAATCCCAGAAATCAGGAAAGCTAACCTCATTAACACGTTTTACTACTGTATTACCTAACTTATCAGTAGTAATATGATTAACTATTCTAGATATAGGACAATAGTTTAAATAAAAATAGTTATATCCACTGATAAAGTCTCCATCATCAGCAGTATAACCATTAATACATCTATCTCTTTCTTCATCCCAGAATTTGTAAAATTCCGTGGTTCCTTCTGGATACTGACAGTATTGTCCTGTATTTAGGAACTATATTGAAGCCTAACGAAACTTATTGCTATTTACTATTTTCTTATTAAAGTCTACCATATTTGTTTTAAAAAAAAGGGGCGCGTTTCACAACGAACCCCTTCCCAACTCATTAAAATAAAAAACATGTTTAACATATAGTGCGGACCCACGACTCGAACGGGAACTGATGGTTATGAGCCACCAATGATACCTTTTCACCAATCCGCAGTACACAGGTTTATACGTGACACCTGTTTAACACGCTGGCTTACGATCCAGTCCTTCATTAGCTGTGTTTACTATTGATCATATAGTAAGTGACTTAGGAAGTTACGTTGCTCCTCAAAAGCTTCAATATTTTTTAAGTAGTTTATCAGTACGGATCGCACTTCTGCGCCCAAATCCTTTAATATTTAACGTGCAGTTTGAATATACTACATTACAGTTTTTCTGATAAACTACTTATAAGGAGATTTCCAGTGACTGCAACTCAGTTTCTTAACTGAGGTTTATACGCCTTATGTTTAGTACTCCTTACCTGGGCTAATGTTTACCCCAGACTACCTGTTCACGATAACTACCTATCCAACAAGTTTCCTTCTGCTATTATAATTTCAAAGGACTGGTATTTTATTGGTCGGCCTTGTCTCGAATTGCACGGACACCCCCGAGGTTAGAGCTCGGTATACTACTGTTATACGAAAAGCCAGAGCACGTAGATATATTTTAATTGCCTCTACGTATGGCAAGTGTATTTAGAACCAACTAAATAGTCTCTTATACCAAGGCTTCTTAACAACTACCTTACATAATACAGCGTCTACTTCTTTAACTTGTTCCCAGAAGTCTGCACCATCTTTAGTCAAATCAAACGTAATAATCAATTTTGTTTTCATAATTTGCTTAGTTTATTCTTAAAACGTATTGTTTAATTTAGGTTATAAATTAATGTATTATTTCACCAACTCATAAGGATTAACCTTAGCATCACCTTTAACTTTACCCATAGCTACCTCTTCGGCCTTAACCATATTCTCTAGAGTATCAATACTTTTAAGTACATTGCCTACAGAGGTCATACCAGCCAATAAGTCTTTAATCTTCTTTTCATCTAGAGTATCGTCGAGAGATTCTTTATAATACTTACTGATGCTATCTAATTTCAGTCTCATATTATCAAGCATCTCCAGCGTACGAGTATAACAGAATGCTTTATAGTCGTTTTCACAGCTAATCTCTTCAGCAGTAAATTGGTAGTTTTCATCACCAAATATTTCTTTTTTTAGCTTTTCCTCTCTACTATCAGCTTCCATACTCTGAACATACGGACTATTCCATTTATTCATAAGCACTATATAGCTAATTACTTTAGTGGCGTGCTCTTTATCTGGCTTATCAGCATCCCATACCTTTTTAAAGCATGGGATACCTAAAGCATCTGAGTGAATAACTACTTTACCACCTATAATATCAAATAGTTTCATTAACTTCTATTTTCTTAGTTAAGCTTTCAAACCATCTACTAATGTCATCTTTAGCTACTAGATCAGTGCATACTACTACTTTAGTATCATAATCTACTCCATTCCAGTTAACAAAACACAGTATTAGGTCTCCTTCATTATAATTTATTACCTCAGTATCAGTAATTACTTGTCCAGACTATTTAGCAAAGAACGCACCTCTTACATCAAAATCACTGGGTGTATTTTTAATGGCATTAGTTTCAGTATCATATAGAACTTTATTGCCATATTTGTTTATTAACAGTTTATCCATATTAATAATTTGGAGTACATCCACATTTTAGATCACAATCACTACAAACTTTTTCAGTACGTTTTGCATTTTCCATTTCTTCTAAGAATTTCTTTTTACGTTCAAAGTAATTGTTCAAATCGTTGTTATTAATAATAATTAAATCTCCTTCTTTTTCATTACCAATACGATACATAAGTAATACTACATCACCTTTTTCTACTTTATATTCTTTGCCAGATCTTATAAGAATACCGTCTTCATCAATAATCCACACATAATCTATATCATATACTGTATCAATATATTTTAAATCTAATGTATCAGTATTTAATTTTATTATTGATTTTCTTTTATCTAAAACGTATTTATTCATAATGTCTAATTTTTAGTCAATTCTATAACCTAAATAATATTCCTTACTTAATCTCTATAGTATACTTTCAGCTAATTTCTAAGGTACATTTGGATTCACATACTCTGAATTATTCTTGTACTTCTGTAGTATCTCCTGAAACTACACTATCTCCTTTTCCAGACTCTGAGTTGTTATATTGCTGCGTATATTTTTCATATAATTTATCACACAAATAATCTATCTGATCTGCTCTATCAAGTGTAGTTTCTTTGTTAGTATTCTCTATAATCATATCAGTTACAGCATCTAACATATCTCCACTAAACTGATCATACATCAATTCTCCAGACATTATCAACTCTTCTACTTTAGAGAATAATTTCTTCATCTTCTTTGTAAATGTAGAACTATCTGCACTATTTTTCTCAATGTTCCACATCGTTATACTTTCTTCCTTTGTCATTACTCATTAAATTTAATTACGCTACTACTGATACAACTTGCTGCCCAACCAAGTAAATAAGCATAGCATTCGTTTCTACTGAAAACATCCGCAGATAGTCCAAGACTATCGAATATATAATCTGTAACATGTGTTGCCTCGTGAGGTATAGTATTTGATAAATCATCACTATCTAGGTCAAAAATAAGTACTAATACACCAGATCTTCCTGAACTCTTATGTATTACTGGTATTGTCATAGCACTAGTACATCCTGTTTCATAATCTTCTACTAGATTTTTATAGGTATCTGGATTCTCTTTAGTAAAATCATTTATATTACAGAATACAAACACATTATCTAGATCTGTAATTTCAGTAGCAACCCAAAGTAATCTAGGATAAACTACAGGATCGTATTTGTCAATTTTTCTTTTCATACTGCTTCTTTAACTTAATTTTACCCAAATATGTGAATCTGATAGCTTTATCTTCCATGTTTGTAATAGCTTCATTAGCAAATCTAAATGGACTATTACATATTACCTCAATAACATGATATGGTAGATTATATCTATTACTTAATTTAGTATATATACTTGGTTGATTTTTCATTGAAATTTATTTTCCTATAATACTTACATTCATCTAAAGTAATAGATCCACTTATAGTATTTGGTCTAATTACATTAATAATGTCAGCTATATCTAGCCAGTTATTGGAATAACGTAAACTACCTGTTATAACAGCTAATTTATTTGCTTCTAACTTACTATACTTACGTATAGGTTCATATATAGCAGTATCATTATCAAAATTACCATTAATACTTAAGAGTTCTGTTTTTTGAGTAATAAGAGTAAATTTATTATAAGGAAGATTCTTTCTTGAGATATTATACCAAATCTTCTTAAGTAAGCTATAATCTTTCCAAACTATAATAGATCCGGGCTCAAGCATTGTTGATTGTATTTTCATCTTTATTCAATCTTAAAATTATAGTTATTTGTACTCTATCACCGATTACTTCTGGTATTAAAGCCTTATTAACTATTACTTCATCCTCAATTTTACCTTTTACAAGTATACCAGAATTCTTAAATTTAGTAATATATCTACTTAAATTATCTGGAGTAATACCAAGAGTTTTTCTGATATACTTTCTATTCTCAGTACTAATTACATTCTTACTGATATTAGGGAGTTTAGGAGTATTTATATCTATTTGTATAAATGTAGATAATAGTTCTAACTCCCTATCAGTAAGTTTAAGGATACCATTAAGGCTTCTTAGAAATTCATTATATAAATCGGTTTTAGGTACTCCTTTAACCAATTTATTCATTTTCTAGTCTAGCTTTAACGTTATCTGCAAATTTAATTAAATTGTAAAGTACTGTTTCGGATTCTACTTTAACACAGGGTTGTAATTCTCCTTTTTCAAATTTCTCCTGGTTTTCTTTAAGATTCTGCTTATATTCTTTGATCTTCTCTTCTAAGAACTCTACAGTATCTTTAACAGTATCAGATGTAGAATCTACTTCTACCATAATCTCTTTCTCTACTAGTTCTTCAGCAGTATTAGTATCTATCATTGCTGATCTAAACTTATTACCACAGTATACATCAAGAGTATATGCGTCTAGTTCTTCATTATAAGAAAGAAGATCACCCTTCTTAAAGAATCCGTCTTCTTTTACTACTTTTAAATTTTTCATACTTTTACTTTTAATAGCTATTGTTGTTCTACTAAACATAAAACGGTTATGTTAAAAATTTGTTAATACTTTTTAACATTTGTTAACATTTAAGGTATATATAAAGAAAAACCCTAGCCGAAGCCAGGGTTTATCCGTAATATTTATAATAAAAATTTCATGTATGTATAAATATTGATTATTTACAAATTGCAATTATATCGTATGTTTTGACTAATTGACTGTTTTTGAATAGATCGAAGTCTTTAGCAAATTTCTTATTATATACTACCTTATCTCCGATATTTAATTCATCTTCTTTATATGAAGATGGCAAGGCTAAAACAATACCAGTAGCCCATTCAGATTCTACTTCCTTTGTTTCTGTCTTTGTTTCATACTTATTATATCCTTCTTCATCCTTCTCTCCTGTAGGAATTTGCTCTGTAATTTCCTTAGTAACCATAATAGGGTCTAAAGGCTTCACCAATGCATCCTTTAAGAAGGTATAATTAAGTTTCTCTAAAACTGATTCTAATACTTTATCTTCGTTCATATTCTTTAACTTAGTTTAATACTATAACGTAAAGTATAGTAATAGGTTCTTATTTTATTGCTTTATTTTAAGTATATTACCGCCATTAGAAGTACAATAAGTAACTGCTTTAACTGGGCAAGTTAACTGACTCTGAAAATAACATCCATCACACTTACCTCCTTTAGATGGTTCTACTATAAACTGCTTACCATTTATATCTATAGGTAGCTTATTCTTTATTATCTTTGCTAATTCTGGATCATTTATTGTCATTTACTTTTCCCTTTCCATGCTTATCTAAGTAAAGCATAGCTATTGCATTCCAAGCTACAGCAGCCAAATGATTTACTTTAGTTTCTTCATCAATCTTAGTTCCTTTTTCATACTCAAGTAAGTGTCTTAACATAGCTGCTTTATAACGTTGATAACCGTTTTCTAAGCCTTGCCAGTTATTATCTCCATACTTAATAGAACCAGCTGTATAAAGCTTTACTATGTCTTCAATCTCTTCTAATGGTAGTAGATCCCATCTTAATTTACCATCTTGAAAGTCATTCTTCTTTCCTGATTCAATCATAATATTACTTTCTTTAGTATATAACCTTGAGTACAGTAACCGGTAATTCTAGAAGGGCAGCTTCTATCATATAGACTACAACCTTCACACATACCTTTATGCAACTCAGGTACTAACTGATAAGGTTTATTACCATGATATATTATCTTTCCAGAGTAAGCTTTATCAACTTTAATTTCTTTATTCATATGTATTATCTTAAGTAAAGTAGTATAATTAATTTATCTAGAGTAAGAGTAGTTATATATGGCTTACTTATGATATAGAACTTATTAGTCTGTATTAGTAGCCTAACCTCTCTTACTCCCCTATAAACGTCTAATATGCTATTTATGTTACCTTTTCTTTAACATTTATTAATACTATTTATGATTATTTAACGCTATTATGTTAATTATTTTTAACAAACATTAACAATTCTTTTAGCTCATTAGCTAACTTCTGTGCATCAGGATGAGCTGCTTTACTACATCTAAGTTCAAAGAAATGTTCCCAATCACTTTCAAAGCCTGTCATTACTAGTTCTGTTTTAGTAGCATTAGGTAGTACCGCTCTTGCTTCTTGTGGTTTATAACCCATATCAAGCAATGATTTATAATAGTCTTCGCATTTCTGTAATATTTCGCAGAAATATCTTTCTCCAGATTCTATAATAGAATTGTTATAATTCCACCAAGAAGGCTTAATAAAGGTAATTTCATTATTAAATTTATCTTTAGAGTAGTTACAATATCTTTGAGACTCTTGGGCAAAGCTAAATACTCTGTGTCTTACAAACTCATGACTCACTCCTCTATCACATATAAATTTCGCTGTAATACGCATTTCATGATGCTCTGTAGGATCTACTTGATATTGTAAATCATCTAATCTATTATTCTCTACTATAACACGCATATTAGTAGTTATATAATAGAATAAATCATCTTCATTTACTTTAGAGTACTTATTTCTAACATAGAATATAGGATCTCCAATGTTCATAGCTGTCTTAGCAATAGTAAGATAAATAGTACCGTGTTCTAGCATAGCTCCATGACCTAACTTGATCATACGATCTACAAACTCTTTAGCACTATTTTCTGTTATATTATTCTCACTCTTATAACAAGTTCTTCCTGCTAACTCTATCATCTTATAAGGATCTTTCTCCTCAATTATCTGTACACTAGATTCTATTAATTTCATATCTAATTAGTTTTATATATAAAACGTAGTTATTAAGAATATTTACATAAATTTAACATATTTTATAAAATTTTTTTATAAAAATTATGCAGTATATAATAGTGCGTGTGTGGAATAAATAGCATATAGAGGATGCCCGTGTGTGGACTACCACAAAACAAATCCCCCACCCCTGTTAGAAATCGGGAAGTCCCCGGTAGGTCTGTTATGTTTACTTATGAAAATGCAACAGAATACAAATCAGCTACCACTGTCAATCATTGGATTATTAACTAAATCTTACTTATTATGTTATCTGATTGTTTATTTACTCCATCTGATTCAGATGAAGATTATGCTGATGCATGGTTCAATTGGGATTAATATAAGGGCTGTAATAGCCCTTATTTGTTTGATCACTAACTAAAACTTTATAAATATGCTTAACAAAATCAAATTGTATATAGGCTATTGGCTTATTATGTTGTCTTTCTATAGATATAGGAAGGTATTCGTACGGGATTGGCTTACTCTTAAAGAGTCATTCAAAGTAATATCACATCCTGATGATTATGACAGTGCTACTGTCACATCAAATTATATGTTATTTGCGTATACAAACATTGAGTTACGTAGGAAAGTAGAACTATCTAAATGTAGCAGATTGTGAATGTATGCAATTACATAGTACACAGTACTCAATACTCAGTATTGCCACAAAGGCTGCGCACAGGAAGCAAATCAGCCACAGCTGCTCAACATTGGGGGAAGCAGGAAGGAATTCATAGTGTTTGCCATTGTTTGAGTGAATGGGTGATGATATACCACTCACCAACATTCTTCCACTTCTCCCATTTTCAATGTATTACCTCATCAAGTAATATATAGCTATAATTTACAAATCACCAAAAACCTAAGCACTGTACAGGTTAAGTGCATCATGTCATGGCACGTTATAAATTAATCGAACCGTTAATCAAAACAGTTGAACAAGGCAAGCAAAATGCAGGCACTAAATATGTAGTTGCTAAGCTTCAAAATGTAATGTGTATTTGGGAAGAACCACAAACATTTACTTGTTTCATTCAACCCATTGTAAACATGCTTACCCCATTATTGTCAATTCAACATGGAGGAGCAGCACAAACAGACCAACCAATTCCTGAAGAATTACAGTATGTAACAGGATGTTGGATTGACTGGTGTCCGCCACAGAAGTTCTACAAACAACATCTGTCAGACCATCCAGCTCAACCTGCAACAGCAAATCGACCAGCAAGAGAAGCAATCAAAGCTGGTTCGCTTGTATCGAAAGGTGGAAAACCTATTCTTTACACTACACTACGAATATTCTGTCAATATTATATTGACGAATTCGGAGAAAAACAATGGATACGTGGAGGTTCTCCTGAAGAAGTAGGACAAAGAGCATTCAGTGCTTATTGTATACCAGCTGAAGAAGATAAAGCTCCTCAGCTTATGCCAACTACTCCAGAACCTGAAATAGTTGGAGGAAAAGTAGTACAACCAGCTCCAGCTCCTACAGCACAAGGTCAACAACCAACCTTCACACAAGCACCACAAGGAGGTCAACCATTACCTTATTAACCCGTATCACGCATTATACAAGTATCTGCTGACAGACCGGAGAAATAATAGTCTGTTACTTTAAAAAACTCAATAACTTCCCAAGACATTGAGGGCACCAGTTTCTTATATGTTACGCATGAGAGGTCAAATATACTCCTTGCGATATAAGTTTTAGGTGTAAAATGCACATTTATTCGCAAAGTAATTATTCTATAAAATGCAAATCATCTACTTATGTCGTGAGACATTATTTAACCACATTTAAGTTATAATAGTATAAGTTAGGTATGCCCTTATAAAGACTTAGGTAACGCTAAGGACTATACTATTATAACTCTCTTCTTAATGCAGCCATAGACAGTGACAAGCCTGTATAAATGCAGAGTCAAACAGTAGTCCTAATCAATATGCACAATTGAAGACAGACTACAAATCCACGTGGTAGAGGCAGGTATTAGGTTCATATCTGAGTGCACCTCTTAGGAGCAACCAACCAAAGCAAGTAGGGAATAAGCTATACCTCGATAGGCTTAATGAGGTTCTTGACAGTCTGATACTAACTGAACAATAAGTATCTCTCTTAGTTATTTGCGCTTCACAGGCAAATGTAATATATTACGGTCAGATGTAATATTCTAAGTGTTAATAGAGTAAGAGAAAATGAGGTGTAATATCTTACACAGCTCTTAGCATAGCTTGTAGCCGCATAACGCAACATCGGCACATTAATGCGCTTACTCTATTATTTTTATTGCATTAACTAACAAATAAATCAATTATATGGAAACAAAAGTATTTTGTATTTATATCCTTTTAGGTATACTATTTGACATTATAGATTTAATCTATCATTATAATGAATGTAAAGAGATAACCTTAAGAGATATATTACTATGCCCATTTTTTATAATTATCTGGCCAATTCCTACGTTTTTGTTATTAATAGAAAGTGCTGGAGATATTAAAATATTAAAAAAGAAATAATATCAAACTATGAAAGAAATAACTTGTATTCAACAGTATGTAATAGATAATCTTATCAACAATAAGACACTATCTATAGAAAATCTAATAGATGCCATAGTTAAAACATGTTCAACAGAACAGTTTAATAACATATTATCTATTCTTATCAAAGCACACGCTACTTGTAAAGATAAGGTAAACTTTGTAGAAATAAATATGTTTGTACCTAAAGAAGTCAGTAACGAAACTAAAATACAAATAATAAAAATACTAAGAGAACAATTTGGCACTACCAGTCTTAGTCTTAAAGAAGCCAAAGATTATGTAGATAGCTGCATAGGAGAATATAACACGTTCCCTAAAGTTATTACAAAAGAAGAAGTAAATAAAATTATTAAAAAACTAAAACCTTATAATGTTGGCATAAATATAATAAAGTTAATGCAGTAGAAATACTGCACCTATACTGTGAGAATCAGTATCAACTTTGTGGGGCTTATATCTTAGGAGCGCATATAAATAAACCTATATCTCAATAGAAGGAATAATAGTTGCAAATAGTATTCTGGAAATTCTTTTATAGTTAGGTTTATACCTAAGTATTAGTGCAGAGAAATCAAAGACATGTACCGTATAGGAAGAAAAAGCTAGTGTACAAAGTAAAATCCAGGGACGTGGCTGTCCTATAACATTTTTCAGTAAGCCAGAGAGTATGTTCAAAGGATAATCATACTCTCCTCTTTAAGGTGAGAATCCTTGACAAGCATGTGGGGCTTATATCTAACAATATTGACTATTATTCATCTAGTGACGAAGCTATTCGACAACTTAAAGCAAATATCACAGAATAAAAAGTTATTAATTATGTATTTGAAAGTTGCAATACATAATATTAGTTAGTATTAGTGCAGACTTAAAAATCATGCAGTATAACAAACTTCTACAAACTAACACAATAGTAAAACTTCTGAATCATGTTATACTTATTAATCCTAAGTGTAGGATAGTCCTTAGTTTAATAGTATTCCATTATTTTAAATTCATTCTGTAGTGTGGATTTGTCATGAATACTAAGCGTAGTATTGTCAGTATATTTGTATGTGAATATGAATATACTGATTGCACTCAAATAGGCAGCCTTCACGTGGCGAGTGTGTTAAGTAATAGGTTAAATAAATCTTCCAGTTTGTACCTATGAAAACTAATGCCTTACTTTTTATTAACAATTTAATCAATAAATTATGATAGAAACAATAGCAACACTAATTACTGTATTTTGTGGTATATTCTCAATGATAATAACAGCTTGTACTATACGAGCACCGTACTCAAAAACAGTAGCCAACGTACTTAAAACATTACTTATAATAAGCATTATTAGCGGAGTAACAGCATTCATCTCAATAATAATAAGATTGTTAATAATTCATTAACTAAATGCTCAGATGGCGAAATTGGTAGACGCTTCAGACTTAAACTCTGATGATTATTACAATCGTGCGGGTTCGATTCCCGCTCTGAGTACATTCATTAACTTAAAAACAATAATTATGAGAGCAAAGAAATCAATTCGAGCATGGGTAGCAAGAGAAAAAAATGGAGCGTTATTTTTGTTCTGTGAAAAACCAAAAAAGCGTAAATCTTACTGGATAAATTTAAATACGTTCAATAGTCTAGTACTCCCAAAAGAAGCTTTCCCTAATGTAAAATGGGAAGATAACGAACCTACTAGAGTATATATCAGAATAGCATAGTATGACAATCAGAAGAAGTTATTCAAATAGTATACTCACAAGTATCAGTGAATTTTTAATTGCATTAATTATAATATTAATAGCAACAGTATCAATAAGTAAATATTGTGCAGACTATGATTATTATAATTATGTAGAACTTAAAGCACAATATAAAAACTATATTGTAACTAATAAGTACGTACGGAACTCAGACACTTATGTGTTAGAACTCATGAATCCTTTTAGTAAAAAGACTAAAGAGGTATACGTTAGAGATTATCTATATTATAATACTTACTTTGTAGGAGATACCATAAAATGAGAAAAGTTAGAGTATATTATAAAGGTAGATATTATTATTTAGGCAAAGCTAAGAACTTAGAAGAAGAACTCAATTTAAAAAGAGATTTTCTAAGACAAGTAGTTAATATACCTGAAGAAGATATAGAATTATTTCGCAGAAACTTTACAATTACAAACAAAACCGTAAAATTCATAAGAAATGTTTGAACAAGTAACAGATTACAAAAGTGCTTGTAAAGTATTAGGTATTAAACCTATTGACAAGCGTAGGAAATTAGAGGAGCATGTACTACTGTACATACAGTTATGTACTATTACTCAAGCAATTAATTTTATTGCCAATGGTAATAAACCATGGATACCAGAGTATAAACAAAATAAACATATCACAACATGGTACAGTTGGTGGTATATTGATTGGGATAAAATTGAAAAAGGTTCCGGTGCGGGTTTGTTCTTTCTGGGTTCTATCGGTGGCCTTGGTTCTGCGGATGCTTATGTCGGTACTCATCTACAATTCATTAACAGAGATGCAGCAGAATACGCAGCTAAAACATTTAAACCATTGTATATAAAATATATATTTGGTATAGATTAAGTTCTCATATTTATTAACTATTAAACATTTATCAAAAAATGGAAAATGAATTACAAGATTCTCCAAGAGGAAGAGGCTCAGCAATAGCCTGGAGTTTAGCAACAATCCTAATTCTATTAGGAATGTTAGTTGCTAGCGCACTAACCTTTATCTGTCATGATAAAGTTAGCAATCTCATCAATCCTGAAAAGGATAATGTAGAACAAGTTTGTGTTGACACAGCTTATACTGAAGTTGTACCTACAATACAGGAAGTTCTTCAGTTTCGAGAGGACACAAAACGTTACATGCACATAGACAGTGTATTTCTTACAATGCCAGACGTTGTCTTAATAGATATACTAAGGCAACATGGAACTTCATTGTCTAATAGTGACATTGTGACTATATATGAATCGAACAGAAGCACTTATAACAAAGTAATGAGCGGAGCCAGAAGTCAACACTATAAAGACTCATTAGATAAATTGTCTAACACTTATGACAATACTAAAGATACTGCTTTTGTAAAAAGAGAATAAAGTAACTAAATCATCTTTAATGGTAGTATCTTTAAGTATACTCAGTCTGTGAAGATAGAGTATACGTCTTCAGAAAATGACAAACCTGTGGGGCGTAAGTAAATGCATATCGTATATTATTCCCTTGAATACGGCAATAGCGGGTAATATCCGAGATACTCGTATTTGTATTTATAATCGTGCAGACGTTAAAATCAGGTACTCCAATAAGGAAAGTTTGACAGCAATCCTGCTTATGAGTTAAAACTATAGAGAGAGTCATAGAAACAAAGTGTTGTTATCTTATTATTAACAAATGTGATTAGAATAAATACTATTTATTCTAAGAAAGAACGAACATAAGCTATGTTTTTAATTTCTAGTTGATACTAACTTAAAACAAAATCCAGAGTATCCTGGTCGTCGTCAATAATATTAACAATTTAAAACATTAAGTAATATGAAAAAGAAATTAGCAAAGGAGGGAACTAATGCCTCGTATTAAAGTAGAAGAAGGTCGTAAACTCACTGAAATAAAATTCGGTACAGACCACTATCTTGCAAACTTACTTGCGTGTACTAAGATATTAGGTATACCTTTAAGTAAAGCAAGAACTTTATGTAAATCTCATCCAGATATGAATATTAAGGTAGATCCACCACTACCTATTATCAGTAAATTACCTACTGATGCTATTCATATTGAATTAGGTGAATATACAATAACAGTTAAAATAACTATTAACTAACTATCAAAGTAAAATGAAAGCAATTATTATTACCTTCCATGGAGAAGCTCCTGAGAAGAATTATGATGAAATCATCAGAAGAATGGCTGAATTAGTATTCAATAACACAAGTGCAAAGATTGAAGATATCTCTGCCGCTGTGTTAGACGATAAAGAAGTATCTGAAGCTTTACTACAGAAAGTAGTAATAGCTCCTGTAGCAAATGCTAACAAAGCTTCTATATCAACCACTGTAAAGGCTGTAAGTGAATTTTGTAGCAATATCATCAATGAAATCGGAACTCCATCATTGATGAATGAAGAACTATTCCGTAAGGAATTGTTAAAGTATCTTCTTAACAAAGAAAATCAAGCTACAACTAGAGTATTACGTATTATTATCAATACTCCAGAAAGTTCAGCTTCTAAGATAAAAGTAGTGCTACACAATTACGGCTTATCAAAGCTTCCCGAGATAATCAAAGATTTTGATTCTATTCTCAAACTATACTAGTTATGGCAAGAACAGAAAGAGATTATGAAAAGCAACAGAAAGACTTCAAGAAGAAGCCTAAACATAAGAAAATGGAGCCTTATAATCGAAAGAAATCGTGGAAGTAGATAAGAGAAAACTAGCAAGATCTTATATTAACGTAGTAAAAGAATGTGCTCCTTTATTTGGGCATGATGCTAATACTATATTATCAGAAGTAGCTAAAGTAAGACCTTTCTTACGAAAAGTATTATATCCAGCTACAAATGAATGTCCTACACTTGATAATAAAATCAACTGTAGTGAATGTACTCATGAGTGTAAACTCAGAATGCAACCTGAACAGTCCAAGGAGGATATTCCGCCAGAGTATCCGCCCGCTGTTATATATTACTAATTTAAATTGTTAGTATGGTGGATTTCAGTCAACCTAGAACTATTTATAACCAAAACCCTAATGGAAGTTTAGTAGTGCTAAACTGCTATTCAAGAGTACAATGGACTATACAACGGTCAACCAAGCATAATGCTTAGGTCAGAAGAAGGATATGGGTTACTTGCGAATAAGATATACGAATAAGCAAGATAGTTCTTTTTTAATCTTAAAATTATCAAAAATGAGTAAGACTAAAAGAATAAAAGTCCTAGAGGAATTTATTAGACTAGAGAAACTAGAGAAGAATTCTAGACAGGACTACATAGAAGTATGTGAAGAAGCTGCTAATAAACTCAAAAATGAGTTGAAAGCAGAAGAAAAACGTGTTAGTAGATATCTTATATTGATATCACAGAATACTAACAAGCGTAAAGAATCATACAGTAATCGTAAGCTTATAAAAGCAGGTGAGAGAGAAAGTTATCGCCAACGCAAAATTAGGCTGAACAAAGAACGTAGAGAATCTTTACACAATGGGTAGGTCAACCAATCCCTTAGTTAAAATAAATGCTACAGAGAATATTCAAGAAAGAATTAGAGCTGTAGCTTACTTTGGGAAGCTCACAACTGAAGCAGCAATGTATTGGTGTGAGAAACAGAAATATAGGCCGATAGAAGTTTATCCTATAAATATCACTGTAGCAGTATATGAAGCTAGAGAAAGATATTTTAAAAAATGTAATTTCATAGAAATTATTTCGTGATTAATAACTATAGTATCAAACATTTAAAAAATTTATCAAAATGGCAGAAGTAAACAAATTGAACATCTTTGATGTAAACAACGAGAGTGATGACATTCAAGAGTCTATCTCTAACGCGAACAAAGTAACCGATGACGTAGTAAAGAAAGCAGCTGAAAAGATTGCCGAGCGCCGTAAGGAAAAACTTACGAACGAACTCATCGACGTGGTTCAAAAGTGTGAATACACTGAGAAGTCCGCAGCATTGCAGTTACGCCGTAGTAACCGCGTGAACCAGAGAATGAAGACCTATATGAAGGACTTGCACAATCTCGCAGAAGAAGTGAAGAGTGGTAATAAGCCAGTTACGGCCTGGAATGATGAAGCTCCAGCACTGAAGAAGCAGTTTGACAAGGACCTCATTGAAATTGACAAAGATATTGATAAGTCTCAGAGCGAGCTTGACGAAATCTTTCCCAATTCCTGGTCTTATCGCTGGAATAGTTTGATTCCCCGTCGTAACGGTTAATCAAGCTAAAAACTAAAATAAAAGAGATTCCAAACTTGAGTATCTTTGTATCTAAACAAGTTTAGTGTTTATGGAGGAATATCTATAGCGCCCTACGGGCCGGAAGCATATTGGACGACACAAAGACCTGAATTAACAGGTCATACTACGTATCTTTGTATCATTAGTGTGGAATTATTGTGTACTACTGATCATATGTCTGAGATCGCGACAATAAGATTGTCCCGTATTAGTAATAGTACTGAACTGCTTTAGTCGAGATATCAAATCAGACTGAATAATGTGTATCTTGTATCATATATGTTTCGTCATATATCATTATTCGAGTATCATCAAGATCAGTAATAAAGAGAACTAACCATTCTCAAGACCATAGGGTATATAGCTTTGGTCGGCTATATACCCACTAATAAGATTAATTATAAAAATAGCAGGAGTATTGTATAACATAACGAAGGCCTACCTGTAGAGAGTGCTGTGAACAGTGTTAAATAATAAAGCTGGAAGGATGGCTTAATTCTGCACGTGAGTTATACTTTAATTAATCTTATAAACTCATTGACTGTTAGGTCTATTGAATCGTCGTTTGGACACGGGTTCGATTCCCGTATGCTCCACTATGTTCGTTCGACTCGAACCAGTAGCAGCTCCTGTGATGGGTAACTCTTCCTCATGTGTGAAATAACACAAATGGCAACTGAGCTGCAATCGGGGCATTATGGTTTTGACAGCGACACAGAGGAAATAGAATAGGTCAATAAAGCCATAACTGGCAACTTTTATGTAACAGATTACACTCGCTTAGTAGCGTAAGTAATCAACGGCTAAGCTAATGTCGTAAAAAGCCACATCGTATCCCCGTGTGTAATAAATAGGTTGTATATACTACAATATACGTAAAAAATAGTAGTGGAGTAAGTAAGCTTTGCATGGTAGTGAAGCCTTAGATTTTACTAAGAGATAAGGAGTTCGAGTCTCCTACTTACTACAAAATTAAATTAAGTTTAATCAATAAATATTAATTTGAAATGGGATTAATAAAATTTATCAGAGAAAAACTTCCTGAACCTCTAGACAAGGCTAGTAGGGAATTAAGAATGAAAGAGAAATTGGTACAACGTATCAATTCTGTAGTACCACAGTGTTACAAGAATAAGTATCACTATAAAGAAGGAATTTCTAAAGTAAGAAATATATTCTTCTTTTGGGAAACTAGAGGTACTGAAATCATTCATCTTATAGATGCAAACGATTTAACTACTAAAGACGAAGAGAAATTTCGTGAACTTGAAACAAAAGCAAGAAACTATCAACAACAATGCGTATAAGATACTTTGCATGGTTTGACTCTAAAGCCGAACGTACTGAATTTATCAGTATCCTTAATCAATCTCGCTCAGAATCTGAAGCGATAAGTAAACTCTTAGATAAATATCCAGACTTAAGTATGTCTGCAATATCAGGAGTAGTAAATAACTTTCAAAAAGAAATAAACAAAAAGTCATGAAACTAAACCATCCTGGAATCTACCGTATTATTGGAGAAAACTATGAATTGTTAGCCAATATAGTAGGAGAAGTACCATGTTTAAGAATTACTTCTGCATTACTTATGAATGACCTTGTTCAAAGAGGTAAGTTTACAATATTATCTGAGGACTCAATTGAAATACAAAATGTATGTAATAATCCAGATGCATTCTTGTTCTTCGAGCATGAATACTCAGAAGTATGCCCATTACCACCTTATAGGCAATCTATTCGTGGTACAAAAATGCCAGATATCAGTAATGATATGATGAAAGCATTTACAGAGCGCTATATAAGCGATATGTCTATAAACGGCAGAGGAATTGAAGCTACAAAAGCTTATATTCTAAGTGTAACAGACTGGAGCCTAGCGCAAATAAACGTATTATTACTTAGAATAGCTAATAGTGTACGTCGCAATGGTCGTAAATAGTATTACTGTTTATACTTATCTGAATAAATGTCCAATAAGATATAATCAGATAAATTGGAGACCGTCCTGGTATGTATTTTTAAGAATACAAAACAAGGAAATAAGAGAAACAGAATTCCACAAATTCTTCAAAAAACAAACATTGTCTAAAGTACTAGCATGGTATGATACCCAAATACTACAGCAAATAGGCATAGCTTCTAAAACTACTCTTGAAGTAAGAATAAGAATAGTCTGTGGTATGGTAAACAAATTACCTATTGAAGTACTTACTCGTGATTTGAAGATTGAGTTCATGGAATGTATATGGGATACTTTCCGTAAGTTCTATGATGAATGGAATGAGTGGTATTGTAGATATATATTGCAATTACCTTTCTAGGGTTATAGTCATTGGGTTGACTATAACCCACACTAAAGCCCGTAATTATGACAGATGAAGAAAGACAACAGCTTTTCGATCTGATCAAACAGGCGAAAGAAGGCAAACAAAGTGCCTTCACAAAGCTTTATGAAAAGTATAATCGAATTATATACAGTACTATATATCGTATTGTAAATAATAAAGATGCAGCAGATGATTTATTATCTGTTACTTTTACTAAAGCTTTTTCTAAGCTAGATAGTTATATTAACAACATTTCATTTGAGATGTGGTTAAAAACAATAGCTATAAATAGTAGTATTGATTATATTAGACGTACTAAAAAGGAGAATGCAAACTATTGGCTGGATGATGACACTAGTACTGTTCAATTGAGAAGTTCGGCCGACTACTCGCCTGAAGATAACTATATCTTCAATGAAACAGATGCTAGATTAACAAATGCCTTCAATAGACTTCGATATAAGTACCGATATATACTCGAACTACGTACTGTTCAGAATATGTCTTACAAACAGATTTCTGAACAATTGGGTCTCTCAGAGAGCCAAGTAAAATCTCAGCTTAATAAAGCTAGAGAGAAATTAAAACAATTGTTAAACTAAAAATTTACAAACATGTCAGCAATTTGGATTATTGTGCTACTATTAGTAGCATTCGTCTTTGCGAGAGGATTTCGCAGTGACAAGATGTGGTGGATTTATATCTCCTGCATCGTAGCTGGCTTGTTAGTAGGTATGTTGAGTAAGGAAGTAATCGTGCGTTCAGGAATGAACAAAAAAGATACTTCCATTACTCAGCTAATCAACACCGTTGATGACTATAGTTCTGCATGCACACAAAGCTTAGTGTGTACAGTGACAGAAGGTACTACCAATTGCCTATCTGGGGTTGTGAGTAACATGTCAGAACTTAAAGTAAAGTTATCAGATGCATTGATTAGTAATATCTATACTAACGGGCGTGACTCACCAGCAATAGAGGATGATAGTTGACCTCTTTAAATATTCTATCGACTGAAAGTAAAAAAATTATTATTAACCACCAAAAAATTTATCAAGAATTATGGCACAAAAAGAAATGTCTAAGGCTGAAAGAAAGGCAGCATTGAAAGCAGCTAAAGCAGCTGCAAAAGCAGAAGCAAAAGAAAATAACAAGAATGCTCAGCAGACAGCTGAGAAAGTTGAAACAAAGGAGAACAAGAAAGAGGAAAAGAAGCCTCAAGTAGCTGCACAGACAGTAACCAATAAAGACCAGAAAGGAGAGACGAAAGAACAGAAGGAACAGAAGAAAGAGCAGAAGTCCGGCACCCAAAAGCAGAAGAAAGACAAAACTCCTACTATCATTCCTGAAGAAGTTACAGAAGACAAACCGAAAGTATCTCCTGAAGAAAAGGCCATCAAGCGCGCAACATCGCTTGTAGGTGGAATAACCGGTGCAGGTATTCCTGTAGGTTCAACAGCTTCATCGGTAGATGGAAAGGCTATGTTAGCATTTGTAATGCAACAGCGTTACGCTAACAACGAAGAACTTGCCAAGCGCTATCCTGAAGTATACGCAGATATCAATCGTACGATTGATGTAGTAAGTCTGCTTGCCCTTGTCGATATTCGCCAAGACTTATTCAACCGTGGCGAACGTGGTGAATTGCAACTGATGATTGATGCAAATCAACTCATGCCGTTGCAAGGTATGGCTGAAATGCTAGGTATTAAACTAGCTCCAGCTAAAGCATTACCAGGTAGTGATGATGGTCAACTGGCTATTGACTTTAACAAGTCAGAGATTCCAGAAGAACTAGCAAAAGATGCTGGTAAGACTGTTACTAAAGTACCGGAGCTTGATCCAAACAAGATCACAACAGATGAGGAAATTGACGAAGCGTTAACTTACCTCATCAACAAAGAGAGAAATGTAGCAACAAACATTGTTAACACCGTAGAATGGTATCGTACTTTACGCGGCCTTAAGGAAACTAACGCTGACAAGAAGTTAGCATTAGATGAGATGACAGTAGGTGATTGGATGAATGAAATATTCAGCCGTATCAACCCTGTTAGCTTACTTAAGGGATTAGGAAGCTCAGTATATGTGTATACTTCACAGACTGGCTCTCCGTGTATGGCACACTCAGTACTTCACAACCATTTGACGAAAGCTGGATGGAGTGAAGAACAAGTTGCAGAAACTGTACGCGCTCTTATCAACGAGAATTTCCGTCTGAAACAGAAGGATAATAAAGAACTCACGCCAGAGTCAGATAAGGCTATTTCAGCTATTATCTCGAACTTAGGTGAGGAGTATATTGATAAGTTGTTTGCAGATTGGGGAATCAATCTTGAAGGAGTAGAAGAATCTAAGAAGAACCAGCTTGAGAATGATCGAAAGATTGCTCGAATGGTATTAGGTTCTATTAAGACTAACTTCTTCAGTAAAGATGAAAGCCCGACACCTGATGAACTTCGTCTGAAAGTTGGTCAGATTATCAATCTGTATCGTGATCCAGCTTCTCGTCTTGCTGCGTACTGCCAGTCATCAATAACTTCTCCAGTAGAGAAGGAATACCCAGAAAAGAAGGAAGAAAAACCCGCCGATGAAAAAAAAAATTAAGCATGTGGCGTAAGTTTTTACAATTCATAGGGTATAAAGACTAACCATTCTCTAAAATAGCATAATCAATATGAATTTTAGATTTATTACGGCTGTCGGCATGTTCATCGCCAGTTGCATAATTGGCTTTGGACTGCGACAGACAGTCACAGTAGTACAGGCAGCACCTGTAATTCCTTCACCTATAGAAATGCCAAAATTTCCTATAGTTAATAGTGAAGAGAGTAAGTCTGTCGATAAGATAGATGTCGAAGTAGACCTATCTACATTAGAAGTATCCGTGAAAGGAACAACAGACGCAATTGTGAATGTAAAGACTATTGGTGAACCAAAACCAATAGTTAAGTGGAGAACTAAAACAATAGAAAAAGAAGTAGCTTCTGGATATCCCTACATTAAATCTGTAGGTACTATGCCAGATAGTATTAAAGCTATTTCCCCATTGTCTAAAGTAAATTCTCATGGTAAGTAATCTAGTTATACTAAAACAAATGATACGATTATCTCGTATCATTAAGGATATGAAAGAAGCAAGATGTAAACTTAGTTCTATCTTATCTCAATCTTCTTACTTCATAGTAGAAGGAGACCAGTCTGATATTATTAATAATCAGACTAAAGATAGTATAGCTAATTGCTTATATACTGAAAAGTACTTACGTTTGTCTGTAAGTAATGCTTGTAAATGTTTGGATGGATTTAACGCAAGTATCATGGAACCAGTTGATTACATCAGTAGTAGTGATGTAAAGAACAAATTCGTAGATATTTGTAAAGGTAAGAAGATTGTTGCAACAATCTGCCTAAGTACAGGTAAAATTACTATGTTAGAACCAGAACAGAATGAAAAAAAATAGCTGAAGAGAAAAGCTCAGTGGAAAATAGTTGATGACAATAACCACTTAAAAAACCTATAATTATGTCATAGTTCGAGAGGAGCAAAACTATAGCGTAAATCACTCCAGGGAAGTCATGCGGTAAGATATAAAAGAATATCAGTCGCGCCCGTTAGGGAGCTGTAGTCATTTCTACTGGCCCGAAAAAGTACAGAATCCGAGAATATGTTAGCTGCTAAAACAGTGAGATTACTCAAAAGGTAGGATATTAGGCTAAAACGTCTGAAAAACGGATAGCAGGGGATCAGAGTGCTTAATCCTCATTAGGTATTGAGAACCGTATTGGTGAATACTAAAGACTCTTAATTACTGCAAACAGTACCGCTAATGCAGAGTTATAAATTAAAGCAAGGGGAACGAAATCCTCTATAATTACTCGTTTTAGATTATCAAAATCAGAATCAAATAGGAGTATAAACACGACGCTGAAACAGGAGCAATACGGTTCCTGACTTATTCCTTTGGAAAGAATAAGTAAAGCCGAGAGGCAAGGTTAGTTTCACCTAAAGAAGCAGCCAGCTCATGGAAAAAAAGAGACAGCATATAACGCGATCACCGGTCTCCAAAATCGGTCAACAAAAGTGCAACTATGCACCCAGAAAGGAAAAATAGCATTGCTAACTATAGTGTTCAGTACACATCAACTGTGATGCAATATGCAATTGTGGATATTGGAACTTGTACTTATGAAGGTAGTAAATTACTGATACTAATGTAAGGATAACCGTGTTATGGTACACACTATGTAAACTTGACTGATTATCGTGGAGCAGAAGCCAATTCTGTGCCTTATGGTAAATAGGGTCCTCGTGAAGGTGGATACGCAATGTTCCAAGGATGAAGTAGGAGTGATGTATATGAGATTGATACAGTCTTTCAAGTCTAAAGTGACTCACGTGCTTGGTCGTTCGTGTGAGTATAATTGAATGAGGAATGATTACGGAGCAACAGACTCGTCGAGCGGTTTGAGGGCGCTATAACCCTGATTCTAGATACAGTGACCTTTAGCAAGTCATATTATGTGGTAAAAATAAGACTAAGGTGATGCAGAGAAAACACCTATTAAAAAACGGCAGAGCTTATAAGTTTCAAGATATGTAAACTTCTTCTTAATATAATGCAGTTCACGCCAGAATTGTTGTTATTAATAGTCGTATTTAAAACTAAGGAGATACAGAAGACTATGCCATTAGGTTATGAGTATAAGATGTTATACTGTATTTACTAATGTATCTACGCTGAATAAAGCCAGCTATGAATAAATGAGCTTTAATTGTTTAATCTTTAATAAAATGGGAAGTTCAATGGAACTGTAAACGCTGAGACTACCGTTCGTAAGAGTAGTGTGAGTAGACAGGTCGCCACCCCGACTACCAACCGTTATCGCTGACATTGACACTTCGTAAAGTACTAATTGCAACTTAGTATGTATGAAGAACGCTGATTCAGATTTAAAGTAATAAATATAAGAGTATACTGTCTATATACTCAGGTTTCTCATGCAATAGCGGAGATAGTACCGGTATTTATGATGCTGATGAGAGGTGGAAATCCTCGTATTCGTGTAGTATAAATAAGAAATCCGAGAGGTCAAGTGGGTGTCTTGAAAAATTAGACAGCTTGTAGTGTTTTAGTAACGTTTCTCGACAGAAACGACCCTCATTCGCTTAGAATGTTGTAATCCTTAATTACTCCTAGGCATACCAGTTGCTGATGAAAGAGTTCGATATACTATACTTGTACAATACTTATGCAAGAAACTATAGTATAAAGTAGGGTGATGGGTGCGGTAAGCATCGTATAAATTGAATCTTATCCGTTGGAGTACGATAAACTTATATTACCAAAGTATTATCAGAAGTAACTCTCAGAGTATTTCTCATAAATTATTTCAATTTATTTTCAAAGTAAACCAAGTAGATTATGTGATTGACTTCACTACTAAAATTTTCAAAGCTTAGTAAAGCGGTATGATATAAGACGCATACTTTAGTATATAAATAATCGAAAGGTGGAGAGCATTAACAAAGTATTAATTAAAAATTAAGAGAGTTTCGTATTGGTGAAATCAAGCACGGACTCAAAAAGGAAACATTCTTATGGATAAAAATAATGTAGCATCTTCTATTGGTGCATTAGTAGGAACACAGAGCACTGCTGCTCAAGTTATGGCTCGTTATCGGGCAACTGCAAAAGAGTATGGACGGTTCTTTGGTGAACAAATCTATACTGTAGTAGCAACAAATCCTGACCTTAAATGGAAGGAAGATGTGCTCAACGACAAGAATACTTTACGGAAAGAAGTAAACGTATTCATTGTTAAGGCCATTGACATTTTGGATGTCAAGTTCATCGCTAAGGACTTAGACGGTGAACCAAAAATCATGTTGAATCCGGACGATAACGACCCGAATCTCGTATTCCCGTTAGTCAAGCCTGATTTCAGTAAGGCTGACCGGAAGAGCGTGGCTGAATGTATCGAACGTATTGGTAAGAAGAACAGTAAACCTATGTTCTTCGCAGCAGAGGAATTGCCTATGTTGAACGATATGTTGAAGATACATAACAAAGGTATCCTCAATTTCTACGAGGATTTGTCTCGCAAGTTCATTCGACTCAGTGAGACTGTACGCGACATGATGGATCAGTCTGATCGTATGCAATTGGAATATCAACGGCAGTGTGGTGTAGTTACTGATGAAACAGAGGTAACACTTCAGGTAAATCTTGAAGAAACTACTGAATAAGCAATACTATGAGCAGAATTTCTAAAGTAAGAATAGAGCTTCTGCGACTACTTATTTGCGTCGAGCCTACTATACTAGCTAAAGTTCAGAGTTGGGACGGAAGCACTAAAGTAACACCTAATGCAGTATCTGTAAGAGAGGATGGTCAGGTCTTCTTTTACTATGGCAAAGGGCCTTTATGGTGGCAACGGCTTTTAAATACTTATGAATCGGTAAGTCTTTTAGATGTAGCAATACGTATTGCAGATGCAATAACTGGTTCTGGAGGAACTAGAAACGATGTAGCTTTTGACGGTATTACGCAAGCATTACTGAAGGAAGCAATTAAAAACAAAGATCTCGATTGTGTTGTAGATATCTTATTTGATAGTATGAGGAATGCTTCGAACGGAGAGCTGCACTCAAAGTATATCAATAAAGAAGCTATTGAAAAATTCGCAAAAGAGAAAGGTCTAACTGGCAAACTTGTTGTCTCTGACAACATATTCGGGTTTGCTGGTATTGAAATAAGACCAGGCGTAGTCGTACCAGTACGATTAGGCAAGGTTAAACAAGTATAGTATTTGAATTGGAATATTATAATAAAACAACATATTTTCACAGGGTGAATTGGCCCTGTTTAAATATAGTGCTGTAGTTCAACTGGATAGAACATCAACCTTCTAAGTTGAGAGTTGTGAGTTCGAGTCTCACCAGCACTACAACTAGTAGACGTAATTTGGTCAAGTATTAACTTTTAAAAAATCAACTTGAACATGAAATCAATTACATCTAAATATATTATTACACATCGTAAAGAACTTAGTAATGAAATTACTAAATATTGGAATATTATTAAGAACGAGAATATCATCCCTAAGGGTGCTACTCGTAATTTTGACTTAAAACAGTTACTTAATGAAATCCAAGCTAAGGCTGATGAACGTATCCTGTTGAAACTGTATTTACAGTGTATCAATATGGGTTACAAGAAGTTCTCAGAATTGCCTACAACAAATAACTATCTTGCTATATTTACTTTAAGTGAAAAGCAGGAACAGTTATTCCATTTGAGCAAAATTAAGACCCTAGACCCTAAGCTCAAGCGTTCAAAAGGAAAGAAAAATCTGAACACTACTGAAGAATTGACTTCAGATTATATTAATAGTTTGAAGAATAAACTTCAGTTAGAGATTAACAAACTTAACAAAGAAATTGAAGAGTTTAATAACAAGGCTGAATTAAGCCTTGAAGAAGCTCCTCTATCTATTGCGGCTTAAGAAAAATGTAAGACTAAAGATATTATTTTATATATTCATAACTATTGTAGAAAGGCTTAGGGGAGTAACTTCCCCTTCCCTTTCTTAGTATTAACCCTTTAAAATTATCAAAATTATGAAAAAGAATAAACAATATAGAGTAAAGAAACAGACAGTAAGAAATGCTAAACGATCAGCTAAAGCTAAAAAGCGTAATTATCCTAGAATAGTAATAAACGGAAAATATGTTAAGAAATATTGTCCAGCAGAAACTACTAGAGATTTCGAGATCGGTCCGTCTTTAGTTACAGAAGTAAAAGATGGGAAAACAGTAAATTGGAACTCCTGGAGTTCTAAGAATAAACAACAGCCTACTGAAATAGCAAAAAACGCTATGGAAGAGAATAAGGCTATCAAACAGTCTAAAAAAGAACTAATAAAAAATATTCTTATGAAAGCAGGCTATGATCCAACTATCCATTACACACGTAAAGAAAAGAAGAAATTTACTAGAATAGTAAAGAATTCTTTATTCACTAAATCTCCTAAGCCAAAAGAACGTTCTAAGGCAGAATGGAAAGAGCTGTTTACTCAACAGAAGGCTGCAAAAGAAGCCCGTATGGGGGCTTTAAAGTATAAGCCTTTACCTATTAAGGCTGGTAAACAAAAAGGCTTTACAGCAGCTGAATTAGCTGTTAAAGAGAAGCCTAAAGAGCGAAAATTTAAGTATGTAATAAATCGTAGACGTAGTGACGACGATAAACGTACGTACGATTTTAAAACTGACTATTTTGTAGCTTCTACAAGAGAAGAGGCAAAGAAAAAAGCAGCTAAAGAAGCTAAACAGTATCGTAATGATTCCTCATTTGCTGGTATAACTGTACAAGACATTGAAGGAGACAATAATATAATTTATTATGACGGTAAATCATTATTAGCAGCATAATGGATAAAGTAACAGTAGAACATTCAAAAGAAGAACAATTAATCATCTATTTAAGAAAAGGTTTCTTTGAAAGTAATTCAAAATTTGAATATAGAGTGCAAAAAGCTCTGTTTTGGAGAGATAACGATTATTACACAGAGATTAGAGTTTATCCTAATAGCGTAGTTATAGTTCATACTTTAAAAAAAGAAATTGATATAAATAGAAACAAAATTGGTTTTAAATAATTAACTTTCTAAATTATCAAGATTATGGAAAAACAGAATTACACAGAGTGGAAATTAGCTGAAGCTAAAAGAATAAGACATAAAGGTAAACAAACTGAACGTGATTTACGTTTAGCTCAAAGTAAGTTAGACAAAGAGTCTAATAAGGACAAAAAACCTGAAGATTGGTTAAGTCCAAGATTAAAAGAATTACGTGCAAAAAGAAAAGCACGAATCAAAGAATTAAAAGCTAAGAAATTAGCGAAACAAAAAGAAGCAAGGTTTCGTTTAGAGAAACCTAAACGTCCCTTGAAATTCTTACAATTCTATGTAGGAAGAGATAAGAACAGAAAGCAACATGTAGGAGGTTGCAAAGGAAAAAACAGAGTAAGCGACCATAGAGCTTACTGTAGAAAATTTATAAAACCTACTATTAATAAAATAGCAGCGTAATATCTATGGAATTCCGTATAGCTCAAGAAGAGGTTAGAGCCGCAGCAAAATGTAAGTCTGTGTGATTTGTGTCAGTTCGAGTCTGACTACGGAATCTAACTAAATATTATTAATATGATTATACGTGACAAAAAGGTCTATGTATATGATATTGAGGTATTTCAGAATATTTTTCATTGTTCTGTTAAAAATACAGAAACAGGAGAAATATATAAATTTGAAATCTCTGAAAGAAAGAATCAACTAAGAGAATTAGTTAAATTCTTTAAACAAGTCAATACTTATATAAAATGGGGAGACTTTTATGGAACAGAACTAGTAATAAACTCAGATATTATCTTTTGTGGATATAATAACCTACATTATGATAATCCTATAATAAATTATATTATAGAGTATGAAGATAAACTTATGAGCTATAATGTAGCTACTATATGTAATTCTATCTTCAATCTAAGTAAAACTATTACTACTTCTACTGAGGATAATATAGATGCCTGGAAACATTGGAAATATCAAATATGGTTTGATACTTTTGATATTCTTACCATGCTTTATTCTAATAAACTTAGAGTAGGTTTGAAAGAAATTCAAGTAACTATGCAATATCCTAATGTACAAGAATTTGTATGTGATTGGAGTAAGCCTCTTCCATTAGAAGATTTTGACGAAATGATAGACTATAATATAAATGATATTGAGTCTACTACAGAGCTTTTAAATAGATGTAAAACAGCTATTGATTTACGTATAGCTATTGAAGATGAATATGGAGTAAGAGTACTTAGCAAAGATGGTGTAAACATTGGAATGAAGATTTTAACTCAAAAGTATCTCGAAAAAACAGGTTTAACCTGGTGGGATATTAAAGATTTAAGATCTCCAATGGATTATATTCCTTTAAAAGATGTAATACTACCATTTGTAAAATTTGATAGTCCGATACTAAAGAATGTACTTGATGATATGAAACATCAAGTAGTATCTCCAGGTAGAAAAGGCTATGAAAATAACTTCATATTTGATAATCTACGCTATACTGTAGGAGTAGGGGGAATTCATTCTAAGAATGATCCTGAAATCATTATTCCTAAAGAAGATGAAATGCTAATTGATATTGATGTTGACAGAAGCGGCATCGTAACCTCGTTAATTGCGGGAACAATCGCTAAATTATTATAACTGCATTGCATAGTAATATAGCAAGTAGCACTTAAGATAACGCTTAAGATATAGTAAAATCATAATAATTTGATCAATCCGCAGCCAAGCATCCTATTAGGATGAAGGTTCATCGACTATCCAGTGATGGAGTAGTACAAAGTTGTACGAAAAGCGAGGAATTTGGCAACCTTTTATCCTTTTATACGTTTTAAAAAGAAAACCTAAGAACATGAAAGGAAGACGTATAGATTGGAAAAAATCAGGTATTTATAGTATAATCTGTGCTATAAACGGAAAGCAATATATAGGATGTAGTAGTAATATATATTCTAGAATAAATAATCATAAATCTATATTAAATAAAAAGAATGTAAAACGAGATAATTCTTATTTAATAGATGATTGGCACAAATATGGAGCTGATAATTTTGATTATATAGTATTAGAATATACTACAGAAAATTTAAAAGATAAAGAATGCTATTATATAGAGTTGTTTGATACCATTAATAGAGATAAAGGATATAATCTTAGAAGAGATAATTCTAAGAAAGGTATGATACCGTTAGAAGAAACTAAAAAGAAATATTCAGAAGCTCAAATTAAGCGTTTCTCAAATATAAACGAGAGAATAAAAATAGGTAAAATGTCTTCTAAATTTTGGAAAGAAAATCCGGAGAAGAAAAACATAATGGCAGATAAAGTATCGAAATCTTTAACAAAATACACAATCAAGCAATTTACTAGAGACGGTAAGTTAGTAAGAGAATGGAATAGAGTTAAAGATATAATAAAGGAAAATCCTACATATAAAGTACATAATATATATGCCGTATGTTCAGGTGAAAAACCTAGCATGTATGGTTATGTATGGACGAAATGCCAAATTAAGATATAGTCAGAATAAATTTGTGCATCTCTATATCCAAGTATGCTAATAGAATATGGATTCTATCCTAAACATTTAGGTCCAGAATTCTTAGAAGTATATTCTCAAATTAAAGATGAGAGAATAGAAGCGAAGCATAATGGAAACAAAGTAAAGAATGAAACACTAAAATTAGCATTGAATGGTTTATCGGGTAATCTACAAAATGAACATAATTTTTGTTATAGTCCATTTGCAGTAATGCAGATTAGAATAAATGGACAGTTATTGTTACTAATGTTAGCAGAAAAACTTGTACAAATAGGATGTCGAATCGTCCAAGCAAACACTGATGGTTTGTTTGTGCTTTTAAAGAAAAGCGTATATGAAGAAGCTAACAAGATTTGCAGAGAATGGGAACAACTTACTAGACTTACTTTAGAAGAGGACCGTTTTGAAGCTATGTATCAATATGCGATTAATGATTATATTGCAGTTAAAGAAGGATATAGTAAGACTAAGAATCCTAATTTAATTAAAACAAAAGGAATGTTTATTACTGAAGTATTATTAGGTAAAGGTTTATCTGCAAAGATAATACCTGAAGCTATAATTAAATACTTTGTAGACAAAGTACCAGTTGAAGAGACTATAAAAGGATGTACAGATATACGTAAATTCTTAATGTCTGAAAAGACTGGTAAACAATGGCATGTTGAATACATGAATAAAGAGCAACAAAGAACTAATCGTTTCTATGCATCTACTAATGGTGGATACTTATGGAAATGGAAAGATACTGGGCACAAAGAAGGTGAAATTATAACATACACTGAGCCATATGTAGGAGAACATAAATATAAGGCTTCTGCAAGACAGTATCAGAATATGCTAACGGCATCTGGTGTTACTCTTTTAAATAAATTTGATGATAAACCAATTGAAGAACGAAAGATTAATTATAGGTATTATATATATGAAGCCTATAAGATAATCAGAGAATTAAAACCATTACAATTGAGCCTATGGGATTAACAAAGGCTACCAAATAAATTTCAAAGAACTATATGCTCATATAATATATGAGAATATGATTTTAGAAATAGACACTTCTATCTTAGATAGAATACCAAACATATCTATTAATCAATTAGTATTCCTAACACTTGTATTGAGTGATATCAAAGTAATCAATCAAGACATTCAGAAACTTCTCAGCCTAGTTAATGAAGAAGAAATACAAGAGTTAGCTAATCAAGGTTTAATTAGTATTAATAATAGTACTGATAACCAAGTCATAAGTAAGACATCAAAACTAGATGAACTTCTTAAAGAAGATAAAACTATGTTTGATACTTTTTATGACCAATTTCCAGTTTACGTTATACGCCCTGATGGAACTAAAGGTTTCTTAAGAGCTAATGTAAACAAATGTAGAAAGGAGTATAACCGCATCGTAGGTAAATCTAAAGCAATGCATGAACACATTATGGATTGTCTAAGATATGAAATAGATGATAAAATGCGTACAGGCAAGATGGGTTATATGAAAACTATGTGGAAATGGCTCACTCAACATGAGTGGGAAACCTTTGAGGAACAAATGAAATTAGATGATTATCAACCTAATACTTATAATTATGGAACAGATGTCATCTAAAACACTATCATTTCGTCATATATCTACTGCAACAAATGAAGCAGTAGAATATATTCGTAAAAGAAAGAACCACGAAATTCAATCTTTAAGAACAAGATGGAATAAGTTTAATAAATCCTGTATGGGAGGAATTGAACCAAATACGATATATACTATAGTAGGTATATCTGGTAGTGGTAAATCTTCATTTGTGAATACACTTGAAACTGATTTAATAGATTTAAATTCTAATCAGGATGTTATAGTACTTAATTTTTCATTTGAAATGTTAAGTTCTAGGCAAGTAGGTAGAAAAATAAGCAGTAAGTTAAGGCAAACTACTGCTGAGCTATATAGTGCTAATAATGAATTAACAGATGATTTATTAGATAGAGTTGAACAAACTTCTCAACAAATAAAGTCGTATCCTATATATTATGTAGATACTCCTGGTACTGTTGAAGATATAGCTTCTACTATTAATTACTTCTATGAAACTAAAGCTAAAGACAAGAAATTTGTGATTATACTTGATCACACTCTTCTTGTTGAAGGTCAAAATCGTGAAAGTACCTTGCAAGTTATTTCCGAATTACAGAAACTGTTTATTAAGGTAAAGAAATTACCTAATACTACTATAATTCAGTTATCACAGATGAATCGGAATATAGAAAATCCTGAAAGAATTAATAACCCTTCTATGCATTATCCAATGCGTAGTGACATCTCCTCTGCTGATACTATATTTCATGCATCTGATTATGTCATATGTATTCACAGACCAGAATTACTCAATATACAACAGTATGGACCAAATCGTTTACTAGTAAAAAACAAAGTCTACCTACATATTCTTAAAAATAGAGATGCAGGAGAGTGTACAATATTAGAGTTTGATAATGATTTGAAATACAATAATTTAATTGAGACTATACGAGAAGAAGAACCAGCAAGGAAGATTTCGTTTAGTAATAACAATTAAAAAAGGCTGAAAATTATGAAAACATATACTTTTAAGTTACCGAAAAACAACAATAGTGCAGATATCTATAAAGAAAAGTTGATGAAACGAGTTATTAATGCTTATCCCTGGTTGACAGTAGAAAGCAACTATGACTATCCTAAATGTGATTTTGGTGTAGAATATGCTGGAGCTGGTGACTATATTACTCTAGGTTTAAGTAAGACTCATAATATTGGTTGGATGCCAGAAGAATGTGCAAACTGTCCGTTTAAGTGTTTTGCTGACGGTAGTATTAACTTTGATTTGGAGAAAGAGTTCTTCAGTGCAATGAATGCACTTGATATCTATGCAAAGAAGAATTATCCGTTTAAGAAGGATTATGACTTTGAAGATGAATTCGGTACACCGATTAAGATTTTCGATAATTTCGTACAGATTGGTTATGAAATTATTCCGATTGCAACTGGTTCATTGAACCACTTGAAATCAAAAACTAAAAAGACTATCATTGACATCACGATTAAGATTAAGAATCGTGGTTTATTTTAAAAAATATTAAAATTTGTCCGTATTATCAGTGATTACCAAAAACTTTCAGTAGGATACAAAAAATAAAGCTTTTTATGATTGTATTACCAAAAGAGAAAGTAAAAGCTAAAGTAGAAAATCCAAGATTTTTAATAATTTTTGGCAAGCCCAAGGCCGGTAAAACTACTTTAGCTTCCAAACTAGATAATAACTTAATTATTGACTTAGAAGGAGGCTCTGAATTCCTTGAAGCATTAGCAGTACAAGCTAGATCTGTAAAAGATTTAGGAGATATTGCAAATGCTATTAGAGAAGAAATTAAGTCAATGGGAAAGAAGCCATATAAGTATATTACTCTCGATAATGCATCTCGACTCGAGGAAATATGTCTAAGCTATGCAGCTACATTGTATCGTCAGACACCTATGGGAAAGAACTACTCAGGTAATGACGTTAGAACATTACCCAATGGTTCTGGATACATGTATTTACAGCAAGCTGTAAGAAAAGTTATAGACATGTTTAGAGATCTTTGTGATAACTTTATCTTAATTGGTCATCTTAAGGATAAGATGATTAATAAAGAAGGTGAAGAACTATCTGAGATGTCTCTAGATTTAGTTGGTAAACTTGCTAATATTATATGTGGCGAAGCTGATGCAGTAGGCTATGTATATAGAAAGAAAAATGAAACTCATATTTCTTTTGAAGGAGGAGATAACTCTGTAAGAGAAGCAAGAGCACCACATCTGAGAGGTAAGAATATTGTTATTGCAGAAAGCGATGAGAATAACAATATTAAAGTTTATTGGGACAAAATATATTTACCGGAATAACTTTAACAGTATTTTATATCAGTTTAAAGAATTAGAATTATGATTTATAGTACAGAATTAGCAAACCAGATACAAGAGAGTAAAAATAAGTACTTAGAAGCAGGTATTCACGAAAATGTGAAATTTGTTAGTGCTAGAGTTGATAAATCCATTAACGGAAACATCTTTATCGAATTTAAGTTTGAGAAAGATGAACAGACCATGACTCATACTGAATGGGAATCTACTAAGAAACCTAATGAGTCCGAAGAGGATTATCAAGCTAGAGCTACCAGACAAGTAAAGCGTATTCTACAGATTTTAGGATGTTTCTATCCTAAGGAAGTACTTGTTTTTGCAGGTTCTTCATTTAATGAATTTGCAAATTGGGTTGTTAATTTGCTAAACGCAGCAAATAAAGATATTTTACTTAAAGTAAAGATAGTTTATAATAATAAAGGCTATACTACTTTGCCTAACTACTGTAAGTTTACTTTTATTGAACCGATGAATTTACCTGAGGGACAGAAGAGTAAAATTACTGAGTTGAACATTGACTTATTTGTTCGACCTATAGTAGCAGACAAAGAAAATAAGGAAGAGAATCCGTTAGATACGATTTCTACAGATACTCAGGAATCAGGTAACGATTTGCCTTTCTAATTTAGTCTTTAAACAGTTGCCTACGCTAGGCATAATATAGCGATACGTGAGTAGCATACCGCTATGTGAGTCTTTAGACAAAATAATAGATTTGGAATAGTATGCACTCACGTTTTAAAGGGGTATTAGTTTAATGGTAAAACAAGGTAACTAGAAATAGTTGACTATTATAATAGAGCTAATATAAGCAAGCTTATTCTATTATAATATGCCTACATTGCAGTTCGATTCTGCAATACTCCACAAATTAAAATCTATATCATATGCTATACGACACTACAAATATAAAAGATGAAGTGAATATTACTCTAGATTACATATTATCTAAAGTAACAGAATATGATATATATGCGGCATATATTGGTAATTTTAAAGTAGGCATGATTTACAACAGTCCGTTTAGAAAGGATAAAAATCCATCATTTGGATGTTTCTATAGTAGAACTACTAAACAATTAATGTTTAAGGATCATGGTACAGGTGATTGCGGTAATGTAATTAAGTTTGTTTCATTGCTTACCGGTTTAACTAATTATTCTGATATACTTAATAATATAGTTAATAAGCTTAAAATTACTAATAATACGCAACTCGTTAGCTCTAAGCAATACATACCGTCAACAGAGACAGTAATTGGTGTAGTAAGACAAGACTTTACTCTAACAGACATCAATTACTGGTCTCAGTTTAATATTAGTATTGATACTTTAAAGAAATTTGGAGTAAGCAGTATTAAATATTACCTGTGTAATGGTATCGTAAAGGGTATTTACAAGGATACTAATCCTATGTATGCTTATAAGGTATATAATCATTTTAAGATTTATAGACCTTTAGCAGATAAATATACAAAATGGCGTAATAACCTGACAGAGAATGATATTCAGGGGTTTAAACAGTTACCTAAAACTGGTGATGTACTCATAATAACAAAGAGTATGAAAGACGTCATGTGTTTATACGAAATGGGGATATCAGCAATATCTCCTTCTTCAGAGTCAACTTTTATACCTAATAAGGTATTAGAACAACTTAAGAAGCGTTTTAAGCGTATTATTATATTGTTCGATAGGGATGAAGCTGGCGTAAAATATCTTCGTAAAATGAGCCTTAAAACAGGCTTAGAAGGGCTTTTAATCCACAAAAAGTTCAAAGCGAAGGATGTATCAGATGCTATTAAAGCAAATGATTTTGAAACTATTAAAAAATGGCTTTATGAAAACATTAAAAGATAAACTAAGAACATTTTGGAAAGATTTTAGAGAAGTTATAGCTAATCTAATTTGTATCCCATTCCTATTAACCACTATTGTAGTAGTGATGCTTACTGTAGGTGTGTGTAAACTAACAGATACAATACTACAAATAGATAGAGATGTTATAAAAATATTTGAAGAATGTATTTATGGGGCAGAAGAAGAAATAGGGAAAAGTAAAGAACGCAACTCCTAATGTATATGATGGGATAAAGTTTAGAAGTAAGCTTGAAACATATACATATAAAAAGCTGAAAGAAGCTAAAATCAGTGCTGAATATGAACAGCATAGATATGAACTTCTTCCAGCTTTTACTTTTGGAGGAAAGAAATATAGACCAATGACTTATTTACCTGATTTTGTAGGAGATAAGTTCATTATTGAATGTAAAGGGTATCCTAATGAGGCATGGCCTTTACGTGAAAAACTATTTAACTACTACTTGTATAGATTTGAACCTAATATAAAGTTCTATATAGTACATAATCAAAAACAAGTAGATGAGTTAATAAAACATTTAAAAGAATGTTAATTTTTTGTGCAGTATTAATATATAAGTTAACAGCAAGTTTGCATTATGAAAATATGTGCAATTAGTGATTTACATGGTATATTACCTTCTATACCAGAATGTGATGTATTATGTATTGCCGGTGATATAATAGACCTAATTGTTCAAAGAAGTTCTGATGAATCAGATGCATGGTGGAGTACTGCTTTTATTACATGGGCTAATAAGTTATCATGTGAAAAGATATTTGTAGTACCAGGAAATCATGATATATACATTGAACAATTATATAATGGATTAATAAAAGATATTACTTTACAAGAATTTAAAGATAAAATATCTTTACTTACTAATAATAAAGTAGTATTTCTTATTGATGAATTATATGAATATAAAGGAGTAACATTCTATGGTACTCCATGGATAGCTCCTATACACTGGCAAACATGGGCATTTGAAGATACTCAACACGAATATGATGAGTATATATGCCCATATGAAAAAATACCTAATTGTGATATACTTATTACTCATGAGAATCCGAATTATAATGAAAAGCTTGAAAATTACTGTTTTGGTAAGTATAAGCATCATTTCTTTGGGCATTGGCATAATGGTATATCATACGGTCATCTTAATCAATATAACTGTAGTATTTTAACTGACAGTTATATGATAAGAGAAAGACTTAAAATAGTAACTATTGATTTTGATTTAGAGAAAAAATCAGATAAATCTAGAGAAGATTTACTTTTTAATCTCTTAGTTGAAATAATTAAACATAAAACTGAAGAAGAAAACGAAGAAGAACAATGATAATTGATAAACCGTATTATGAAGATAACACGAGAATATCAAATTCTTCTATAGGTTGGTTTCTAAAAAAAGGTCCTTTATACTTCCGTAATATGCTTGATGGTAAGGAAGAAGGATTAAAGTTACCGCAGTTAGAAAAGGGTACTATGATACATGAGTATATACTCCAACCAGATGAATTCTGGAATGATTATACAATACTTGAATATGAAGTACCTAAAGTAAAACAGCAAAAAGATTTCTGTGATTGGTATTCTATATTTAAAGATACTAATCCATTAGAAGATAATGATAAATTATTATTAGATTCTTATAACAAGGCTTATAGTAATAAATTATCTGAAGATGTTAAGTTATCTATTGCTAAAGATTTTGCATTAAGATATGATGAATATATTAAGTCAAAGTCTTTGAAAAATAATAAAAAAGCAATTTCATTTGCAGATCTTAATATGTTAAAGACAATTAAGTCTAACGTTGAGAAACATAAGAAAGCAAATGAATTACTAACAGATATTCCAGGAGTAGAATCTCATAATGAGTTTCATATTAACTGGACATTTCCCATTAAGACAGATAGTCTTAAAATGGATGAAAATAAGACCTGGTATGCACCTTGTAAGTCATTACTTGATAGATGCATATTTGATCATGTCAATAAGAAAATCATTCTAATTGACTTAAAAACAACATCAGATGTCTATAACTTTAAACATTCTGTAGAAGAATTTGATTATTATAGACAAATTGCTTACTATTTGTTAGCTATTACATGGTATATGAAAGATCAAGATATTGATATTTCAGATTATGATTGTGAAGCATACATTATAGCTATACAGACAAATGGTAATTATGAAGTAAGAGTATTTAACATGTTTAATGAAACAGAGTTAGACTCTCGTAAAGATACTATTATCAGTGCATTATCAGAACTTTCATATCATTACCAGACTAATAATTGGGAGCATACTCGTAGTTATTACGAAGGAAATGGTACTGAAGAACTTGAATGATGTTAGTATATATATAGTTCCATTATTAGACGATAATCTTACATGGAATGATTTAACTGTAGAAAGCGGTTACATAAATGCATATACTACTGATAAGAATAGACCTTTTTTAGAAGAAAAGGTCTTTCTTTTATATGATAGTAGTGTTAATACTAAGGAATCTTTAGATAGATATAGAAAGTTTAAACAGTTAGACTCTTTATATAATACTAAATATATTACTATAAACAATAAGCATTATACTATTTATTGTTTAAGTAACCCTAAGTATAAAAAAGATATACATAATCTTCAATCAACTGGTAAAACTTATAATGTAAGTGCAGCATTAGAAATAAATAGATTTTGGGCAAACGTGCCTGTTCCAGAATTAGCACAGAGGCTATTTCTAAATACATATAGATTTAGTGAGTCTATAAATGCTGAATTGCCAGAAGAAGATTATTATGGTTATGAAGAGCGTGATGAACTCTCATAACAAAATAGGCTGAGTAAATTAATACTCAGCCTTTCTTTTTTACAGTTAATCTAGCGAATTGATAATTTAGATAGAAACTTTTTAGAAGTTCATTAACTAATTCTATAAATAGTTCCTTTTTGCTTTTGGATCTGTTGCTTCTATTATACTCTTAAACGGGGTAACCTTGATTATATTTTTAAGTATAACCGGCATTCCTTTATAAGGGCCTCTGTCTATTATAGTAAAAGGAGTTCGATCGCCTACATATGAAGCAGGATTAAATAAATTAATAAAACTAGAAGCATTGTCAAACCAATTGAAAGCTGCTGTAGGAGACTTAATTAATGAAATAAATTCAAATGGATTATACATAGTTCTAAATTCAAATGCTGAACGCATTGCTAAGTAAGTAATAGACTAAGTTAACCATGTATCATACTCATCATCTCCATCTACTATAGTAGCCATAGCAAGAGCTACAGTAGTAGAAGCTGCGATGAGTACTAATTCATTTAGAACTCTTCTAACAGCATACTATTCATAATCTTTTAAGTTATTATAGTCTGCTAATAATTGTGTCATAGCAAAATGTCTCTATCCTATAACATTTTTTAAGAATTTACCAGTAGACCTATAATATCCTTCTTCTTCTACTCCTAAATCAAGATTAAACTATTTTTTCTTAAATCTATCATGCAGTGCAGATATCATAAAGTTACGATGTAACACAATATAAGAAGCTATAGAGTTAGCATGTACTGCCGCTTTATCTATTTCTCGTAAAGTACCATCAATTCTCTAAGTAAGTATATTAATTCTATTTCTTACTTCATTCTATAGCTTATCATTAACATACTATTTATACTTATCCTATACTTTTATATTACCTTCTTTATCTTCTACAAATACATCATATAAAGTTATAGGTAATTGCTCAAATTTAGTACTATTAGAATTAAATTTATTAATATACTACTGTTTAGTCATAAAACCTTCTCCATCTACAAATCTATAACTGTGATATATACTAATAACTGTATGACTCTTAACAGTATAATCAGACTAAGTATAACCTGCAAACCAGAAGTTTTGATTTATAGCTCTTAATACCTGACTCTAGTCTAGTCTATCAAATATTTCTTTGTTATCCTTTACTACTTGATTTAGTTGTAACAAATAAGATAATTTACCTTTAGGTACTGGATTACCAATATTAGCCATCATATCTGGTAACTATCTAGCAAATTCATTAGAAGCAAATTTAAGGTCATTGGTATCAAAGAATCTACCCATTTTGGCTTCTAAAGTAGTATAGGTAGCATCAGTAAAGAAAGAAGTGCCAATAGACCACAAGTTACCTGATAGGTTTACTTTAGTAACGAATCCTCGTATTATATCCAATGTTTTACCTATATTTATCTCTTTATCTAATATATTTACTGTAATAGGAGTTTTATTTCTACCATACATTATTCTATCAACTAATAGCTAAGCTTGTTTATATACATTAGCTGAACCTGCTGTTTTTAGTTCTTTCTTAGTTCTAATTTGAATATTCTTTAGAAGATTGAGTAATAATTCAACATCATCCTATTGTTCTACCATATTATTATAATTAGCAGCCATATTATAATAAGCTATTACAGATGCAGTTGCGTCTGTTGATATTTCATTGGTATCTTCTAGCATATTTATAAATCTTGTAGGTATTACTTTAATAGGATCGCCATTAGGCATAGTAGTAAAATCATCTACATAATCAGTATCGTCTACTCTAGTAACAGCTACATCATCAAATATGTATTTCAAAGCATTTAGTACATTATCTTTTCTACCCAATACTTGCATAAATCTTGCAGGTATTTGAGGCATTCTACCATCATCACCAAATGTTAAGAATGATATATACTTATTAGCCTTATTGATAGTATCAGATAAATCGTCATATAATTTCTTTAATTCAGGTTTATCTACTATTTCTTTATATGCTTTAGTATTGTCATAATATTTCTTATTAGGCTATACAGTAGGACCAGCTGGATCCCAGTCCTTATTAAACCAATCCGATTGTTGATCTATAGTAGAGTATCTACTTATTGGTGCATACTCTGTATACTTTTCTAATAACTCATCTTTTGGTTTTAATTCTGTATAATATGAAGCTGGATGCATACGACCTCTACCGTCTTCATAATGATTATTATTAAACCAATCGTTATAAGCTTCTGTACCAGCTTCTCTAGCATTCTAGCTATCTTTATAGTACTGTTCTGTTGGAACTACTTCAGCAATATCACTAAATTTCTTATCCGTGTCAATCTATTCTGTCCAAGTATATAAATTGGCTATATCCTAATCTAATTTCAATAGTTCCATTTTCTCAGAGTCTGACATTAAATTAGAATCTATTTTACCAGTACGAGGATCTTTAAATAGCTGTTGGAATTCTCTACGTTTCTTTATAGCTTCTTTGTATTCTTCAGATTGTTCTACTTTACCTAAACTATCTAATTCATCATAGAATTCCTAAGTGTACTATTTCTTTAAATTTCTTGATTCCCATAAATGTAGTTGAGTAGATCCTTCACCATACTTAGCTACTACTTTTGCTCTATCTCTATTATAGCTTTCTTTATCTGTTTTATACTTTACGTGCTATTGAACTATTTCATTAAAGGAATGCAACTCATTAGCTATGGTTAAATCATCTCCTGTTTTTATACTACCATCTAGATTATATCTATTAGATAACAGAGCTTTTTGTCTACGTAAAATAATTAATGAATTATATTCAGATTCTGATAGTAAGTTATCATATTCTACTCCATCTACTGTAATAGGATCTGCTATAGTATTAATATAGTTATTAATCTCATTTATAGCATCCCTAGTTTTCATAGAAAGCATTTTATTTCTAGTTGAATAATACTCTGGCTTATACTTTCTATTAGCTCTATCAGAGTAGAATTTATTAACTCCATCAAACCATTTTCTTTGAATATCTTCATCATCAGGCATTATGTATTGGTCATGCTCATCTTTTTGTATTCCTAATTTACTAGATAAATTATTTAGATATTCTTTCTAATCTCTTTTGAATTGCCCTTTATTGATAGGAGTAACCTTTAATCCAGTATATGTGCCGTCGTCATACTTCTCATATAGTAATTTTTGAACGTCATTACCGTATTTCTCTTTTACTTTATTCAGCTATTTAACTAATTCAGTACCTACCTCTAATGTTTCTCTATCTGTCTTATTGACAGTATTCTATAACATATTAGCTATAGTTTGCAATACCATATTATCGCTATTAGTAGCCATACCAAACCAATTCATAAATATATTAGTATCATGTTTAGGATCGTCTAACCATGCTAATACTTTATCTATATAATCTTGCGGTACAGCTCTAGATTGCAAGTATTCTTGTAAGAATTGGTAACCTTTTTCTTTAAGTACATTAGTAAATCTATTGTTTACTATAGTTAATTGCTAAGCTATATTCGCAATATTCTACTTTATTGTTGGATACTCTGGTAATTCTTTGAATATATCAGTAGTATCTACTGCGTATTGTATCTAATCAATAAGAGGTTTATAGAATCCTAAATAGTCATTAGATAGCTGTCTAATTTGTTTAGCATTAATATCACCTATTGATTTAGATAAGAATTTAATACTATCTTCTATAGTATCACTAACATGCTGTACAAATTGTAGTATTCCTTGCTCAGTTTCAGATCTAGATAACTATGATATAACAGTAGATATCTGATTCCATACTTTAGGATTTTTGGCATTGTAGTGTTTGATAGCATTTAATCTGTCTTTCAATCCTTTTTGTATCTTATCGTATAACTTATCTATTTGTTTCTATTGATTATTACTTAATTTATTAAATTCTTCTCCTACATAAACTTCATTAAATTCATCAATACTGTAAATACTTATTTCACCTTGATTCACTTTATTTAATAAGTTTATAGTATATGTTTGGAGATCACGTAGATCTTTTGGCAACTGATTACTATCTTTACCAAAAAAACTTTTTATTATATTGGATATCACTTCCCATATGCGTTGAAATAAATTTTTATCAATCTTCTTTAATTCACTTCTAAAATACGAATTAGATAAGAACTCGTTCAAAAATTCATCACTTTTATCATTAATTCCTAATCCATACCATTCATTACTTAATTTTTGTCTATATTTTTCTTGTAAATAATCTAATTTAGCTTTGAATTCAGGATTATTTTCATATTCTTTCAATAGATATGTGTGTAGCATTTCATGAGCAACGTCTTCAGCATTTTGCTACACAGAGGAAGATTTGATAATGTCAGTATATAAATATAATGCAACTCCTGATGAAGCTCTTACTCCACCTTTTTTATGTCCTTCGCGAATAATAAACGGTCTATTAACTTTGTTTAGTTTCTTAAGTAGTTCCTTAGTTTGAGATTTTACTTCATCGTGATTGATAAAGAAGTTTACTACATCCACAGTATCTGCAAATTCTCCTAACTATTCTAACAAAGTATTAGAAGTATCCTATTTAATTTTATTTCTTTTATTGTAAGCTTCAATTAATAGCTCTCCGTTTTCATCTACTTGTTTAGATAATTCATCTGATAATTGTGTTTTAAAAGCTTCTGTAAAGGTTTCAGCCTTTGCTAGAATAGCTTGTTCACGATTATCATCAAACTAGCTTAAAAGGTCTGAAAATAGTTTAGAATCCTCTCCATTAGGAGCTTTATCTAATCCATTACCTTTATTCTAATCCCAAAGGTAGTAGGCTTTATTTTCGCCTACTACCTCTACTAACTCCTTCCATTCGGGAAGATTTTTATTTGGACAATATTTATTCATATTATAAATTACATATAAATTTGTTAATCAAACCTTCCACTTCTTCTGGAGTAGTTGGATTTTCTTTACGTAACAATTGAGTAAATTCTTCCATTTTATCATCTATATGAGATGCTAAATCTGTATTATCTTTGCTTAATTCAGTCAGGTATTCCTTCATCTTATACAAAAGATCAGCCTCTAACTAAAGAAGATTTTTAGAGTCTTCTTTACTTTCTTCAGCTTCACTAAGTACTACACCTTGTTCATTATCATCTTTATCATCCTGATCCCATTCAAATTTCATATCCTATTGCTCTTTAGCATAATTCATATTCTAATAGGGAGGAAGGTCTGTAATCAAATGAATATCAGAATTCTACCAGTTAGGTTTGCTATAATCATCTGCCATATCAGCTAATGCTTCCTGATTTTGTAAAGCTTCAGTGTAATCCCATACACTTTCTTTATTAAAATCAAATTGAGATTCTTTACCGTATTCTACTACAGTATGTCCTCTGTATTTGTATCCTTTCTTAGATACTAATCCATAGATAGGTATATAATTTAAACGTCTAGTTTCTGGATCAGCTGCTTGTTTATAACCTATAAGAGAGTATACATGATAATTAGCTGGAGTACGACCTAATCCGTCATTTATTTTAATATATGGGTAGAATATGGGGAATTTACCTTCTATTAGCTTACCTTTATCATTAACATAAGTCATTGATAACCAATTACTAGGTCTAATAGCAGGTCTATCTGTTTTATCCTATCTTTCTCCTAATATGATATTAGGAACTACAGACTAATCATTTAACGATATAGAATATAATTTGACTCCTTTATTGTTATATAGATCTACTGGTCTTACTAGCTTATCATTTTGCCAGTTATTTAAGAATAAGTCATCTCTTACTATAGATTGATCAACCCCATTAGATAATTCATCTAATTTAGTCTATATGTGGTCAGTATAACCCATTGACATTTTATAACTATTCGGAACATATTGGAAGAATGAGTTCATAGTAGGATTATCTCCTGAAGTAAGGAATGCATATACTACTAAATCTTTAAATAATTGACTTACTCTAGGTTCTGGATCATCTATTAATTCTCTCCAGTAGTTTATCAAGTTATTAGCTTGTGATTGATCGGCATCAAGTAAAGATGAAGTATCAATGAAATCTAAACCATTATAATCTATATTAGGTATTAAATAGTTTATAAAGTCATTGTTTATAGTACCATCATTATTTAAGAATCTACTTAGTTTGGAATTGCCTTTTAGTATTTCATACTTAAAGTTATTAATACGTTTTGCCATTGACATTTTTCCAGTAAACATACTGTGAATATCAATGCCATTTTGGTATATAAACTAGTTAAAGAATCCGCTCTTAATTTGAGCTTCCATTCCTGAAATAAGAGCATTAAGTAGTTTAGAATCAGCATTATTCTTTCTACCAAGTAATGATAACATTATGTCTTTCTTACTTAAGAAAGTATCAGTGTTTCTAAGTAATAAGTTCTTGAATATAGAAGTACCAAATGGAATACTATTTTCTGTCTTTCTAGCAATAAAAGTTTCATTATAGAAACGTTCAATTTCACCATTTGCAAAATTAGCATCCTCTGTCATTGCCCACATACCATTATAGTACGTTTGTTGTTCAGCAAATGTCTTACCAGTTTTCTTAGTATCTACTTTAGAATACTTAACCAAATTAGCCAATGAATCAGCATATGGTTTTAATGCTTTCCAAGCATAATATATACGAACCTATTCTTCGTTAAAGTTACTTATCTCTTCTTTATTTAGCTTGAGTAACTCTCTTGTTCTAGATGTATATTCGCCATTTTCTTTCTGATATGTACTAAACAAGTCTTGATATTCGTTAGCTCTTGAATTTTCATTGCCATTTATAAACTCATATTTTTTCCTATATTTTTTAGTAGGATCATATTTGTCAAGTACTGATTCAATTGCTTCATTTTCCAGCTGAGTAGGAGTCTTAGTTCTATCTATACCATACTTACCTTTAGTCTTTATTACAGCTTCTGCCATTTCTTTAAGAATAGGTTGAGCAACAAAGTAGAATGTCTACTTACCTTTACCAGTACGTAACAAGAAAGAAACCATATTGTATGTCCATGAATTAACATTCAATCTTACAATATAAGGGTCTTTAGCAATATCTACGAAACCATTGATCATAGCTGATAACCAGTCAAGTATTCTACCACCTTTCTTCATGCCTGCCACTGGAGTATCGTATATACCACCTATATTCCATATATTTAGAGTATTGGTGAACGCATCTCTAACCATGCTAAGTTTAGTAAGCTAAGTAAGAATGTGATGAGCATTATTCAAGGCAAAAGGCCCAATACCAGCCTTACCACCAGTATATTCAGCCTTTCTAGCTTCTTGATATGTAGGTGAATATACTTCAAATGGAGTAGGATGATAACTACTAGGTCCTTCTATATCTCTAAGTACCTCCTTAACATTCTCTGTAGCATTATCAATAGACAATTTAAGAGAGTTAGTATTATCTCTAGTAAGTAATACCTTTAAATATGCTTCCAGCATTTCATTTTTTATAGAATTACGCACTTCGTCATACTTAAGAGAATTACCTTTGTTAAACTTGACACCATTCTTATTATATGCAAATCTAGCTACATACAATTTATCAATATCGAAGTCAGAACCGGTAAGTTTAGTAAAGTCTTCTGGCAACATAATAGTATCACCCATTATTTCAGGGAACACGTCTACAAATCTTAATGGAGATATAGATGCAATTGACTGAGTAGGAATACGATAACCTATTGCATTAGCTTTAGCTTTATCACCAATAATTTCATGGTCAATAAGCCACTGTCTAGCTTCTCTATATGTTAAGTTTTCATAATTAGGTATAAAGTATTTAAATAAGTTTATACTTACTACCGAATCCATTGAACCCTCCTCATTTATAGATTTTAATACTCTACCGTCATTTATCATATTTGGTGTTACTACCTTAGTAGAAGTAGCTTCTAGACCTAAAGTAGATCTTTGGATAAATGCTCCACCAGGTATATGAACATCAATAACCTGCTTATTGATCATAGAGATAAATCTACTTTCTAACCACTTATTATCTGATAAAGAAGACAAAGGCATTATAAATTTATTATTAGCTGTTTTGAGACCAGATAATACATTATCGTTAGCATCAGATTCTCTAGCATCATCTTCTAACATTTTAGCTAATTTGGTTACATTTACACTACCGTCTTTGTTGAATAATTCATCTTCTAAGTCTTTAACACCCATATCAGATAATTTATTCAAAGCATTCATAATAGTATCCTTAATTTGTCTACCAGTTACCTGTTGACCTTCAATACCATATAAATCATCCATACGTAAATTAGATAGATTTACTTTCATAAACTAAGTACCAGCCATCTGTTCTTCATGAGTATGGGGATTAGTCTCTAATTGTTGTCTTAAGTACTTAAACTTCTGAGTATAAGTAACTAAGTTATTAAAGTCATTTAGAGTATTTCCTTCTTCGTTAATTAACTCATCAGTAACTTTAGCACTAAGAACAGTTTGACCATCTCTTAGTTCTATTTCACTATCTTTAGCTACTCTATAGAACTTCATAGGAGATCTAGAACCAGCTTTAACAGCAGAGTCAAATAGAACCATATCTACTGGTTTACTTGGGTCTACCATCCTGTCATACAGTGCTTTAATGTCACCTGTAGCTATACTCTTGAATAATGGGAATAGAGCCATCTTATTAAAATAAGGTATACCTAATCCCGGTATTTCGTTGAATCTAGTACCAAATGCCATATACTTCATAGCATTTAGAATAACCTTATTAGCTTCTGCATACAGTTTAGGATCTGAATCCCATAGATTAGCTGTATCTTCATTAGTAAGGATTTCAAATGCTTTCTTTATTTCAGGAGACCATACTCCACGCATTCTAAGTAGATCTCTAGTCATATTAGGGCTAATATATACAGCAGCATCCGCTACATTTATACCTTCTTTATAACCTTCTACTTCTACTTTAGCAGCTTGTTTAGCTATCTTAACTGATTCAGGATAGATTTCTTCAATTTCTTGAATACTTAAATCTTTTACCTGATTCCAAGCATCTTCACCTTCTAGTTCTTGAATAGTTTCCTTAATATTACCTCTAGTAAATAATCCTTCATATATGTAGTATTGCTTGTCCATTATTTCGTGGTCTTTTAATTCAGCAACTACATATTCATCTCTAATAGGATCATTAAAGAAATCTAGTCTGTTATTCAAACCAGTGGAAGTAAGAGAACCAAGACGTTTGATTTTATCAATAGATACATCTACAGGACCATATTGATCATACTTTACTTTATAGTAAGCAGGAGCTCCACTGAATAACTTTTCTACTTCATTAATAGATATTATACTATTAATTGTATAATCAGCTAACATGTCAAATATAGCGTATCCTTCAGCATTAGTTGGATCAAGTTGACTATAAAATGCCTTTCTATTGTTCAATTCAACATCATCAAGCAGCTTATTACGCAAACTCCAAATATCATTATTTTCATTGCCTTCAATCAAGCCTAACTCTTTAGCTGTAGCTATCTCCTGTTTAACACGTTCATTGATCAAAGAGCTTAAAAATGCTTTCTGCGTATCTTTAGATAAGTTAAAGAAGTAATCTTTAGCTGTCTAAAGATTTTCTTTAGCTGATTTCATAGGATCATTGAAGCTAACAAAGCCTTTAGATGTTCTAATACCGGTTAACAATAAGAATCTAGCGCCATTTCCTTCTAATTTCTTAGTATGCTTCTTACCATTCTTATCCTTCCAACTTACTTTATTTGGCGTATGGAAATTCTTTATTCTTCTGGTAGGTTCTAACCAATCATTATTGATAGTACCATCTTCGTTGTAATGTAATCCTGTTTCCTCATCATAATGAGTTGGATCATCATCTATCTGTCTTAAACACAATTCTATTTGATTCAATTCATCATAACAATATCCCAGTAAAGTATCCATACTTTGTTCCCCATATTGGATATAAGCACCTTGAGGAGTGGTATTGAACTTTATTCTTTCATGAGGCAACTTAATTCCTCTAATGAAATGGTATGTCTTTTTATCTGCTACTGTAGGGAATATTATTCTGTCATTAAATACAGCTACCATTTTAGCAATATAATCTTCTCTATCAGTAATACCAAAGTAATCTCTACCAACATCTTGTGATGTGGTATCTTTGAAGTTTATTAGAGTTTCTATAGATAGATCTTTATTACCTCTTTTAACTGCATTTAGAATAATAGAATTGCCATTGTATACTACAGCATTTAGATTATCAAAAGTATCCTTATCACTTACTATTTCATTAAGTCTATCTTTTGCAAAGTTATTCTAAGATACCATATAATAGCTATTGCCATCTGAACCATAGCTACTTAGACTCTTATCTGTAGCATGTTGATAAGCATAGTAATTTGCTATTTCCTTAACAAAACCCTGTGTATTCCATACCTAAGTAGGCTATATTACTCCTTCTGGGCTCTCTATATCTTTGATAGTGTTGTCTTTATTAATAGAGTTTTTGATACTATCTAATGTTTCTATTAATCTAGGAATACCACCAAATTTAATTCTATTTACTAAGAAAGAATTTAGCAATGTATATTGGTCTGATCTAGGATTACCATAATCTCCAGACATTAACATTCTATTAAGTGTTGGTTTATCTATACCCACGCCTACAGAATTTAACATACGAACAATTATATCCTTTAGATATTCTTGGTTAGCTGCTATATGCAAATCTACATTATTATCGCCTACTTTTAATATACCTTTGTTGTTAGTAAAAGCATTTCTAATTCTATTGAAATTGTCTATTATAACTCGTAAGGTTTGTTTAGCATTATCTGTAGCAACAATAGCTCCTGTTTCATTATATCTATATATGCCAGCATTATTAAAGAAGTACTACGACCATACTTTAGGATAGTTAGCTGCTTTTACATCTACTGTATTATCTTTTAATTCCATCTTTGTAAGACCAGTATCTGCATCTTCACTAATCTTTACTGTTATATAGTTATTAATGTCAGAAGTAATTACAGTTTCTATCTTAGTAAGCATGGCTTCAGCTTGTGTAGCTACATTTGTATCTTCACTCAGAGAGTTCTTTACCAAAGTAGTCAATCTAAGTAACAATGCCTGATAGAACGTATCACCATTCTTAGCAAAGAATTGTACTCTATCAATGATATTAGATATAGTTCTGCACCCAGATAAATCTTTCAATATGTTTGTCCAAGCTATATTTGGATCTACAAAACTAGGAAAATGAGTATATTCATCAAACTTAGTTTGTGGAGTACCATCTTTTCCTATTTCATATACAGGTATAGTTTGAAAGAAGAACTTTACTTCAGCAGGAGCATTATCTCTAATAGAGATGTTCATGCCCTCTATTGTATGCTGACCTATGTTTACTCCTTCGGCTCCTTCTTCTATATTAACTAAAGTATCACTTTCATCTCTATCTATTGATCTAATTCCTAATTGCTTTAGTTTAGTAGTAAGCATAGGAAGTATAATAGAGTCGAATTTGTCTACTACTTCATTGATTATATCAGATGGATACTTGTAAGCTTGAGCTTGAAGTATAAGTTTAAGTCTGTCAAATTTAGGAGCTTCCTTAGATAAGTCAGAGTAATTAATAGTCTTACCATCTGCAAATGATACTTGGAAGAAAGCATAAGTTAAACTATTTATAATGTCATTTAATTGTTTAACTGTCTGAATATGTTTAAATTTATATCCAGATACTTCCATATTAGCTCCATCACCTTTGTATATTTCTTTGAATCTGGCTACATTTTCAGCATTAGGTTTCAAACCATAATACTTACCTCTATTGATCGCTGAGTATACTTTAGCTAATCCATATTGACCAGTTCTAATCCACAATTTGATAAAGTCGTATATTCTTCTAAACCAATTCTTAGTATCAAATCTATAATTACCTGATTCAGTTAACATAAAGTCTTTAAACTGGTCAGCTAATTTTTCATCAATCTGTTTGTCATTTAGACCTTGTTCTCTATACTTCTTATATATCTTATCTCTGTATTTAGAGTCAATTAATAGTTGTGATACTCTATGCCATGCCTCGTGATACTGAACACCTTCTGGAGCCTATTCTGAAACTTTTATTGAGTCCTCTGTTACTCTACCTACTACTAAATTACCAGCTTCTGTAACATCTATTATGGATGATACTATTTCAGGAGTAATGCCCAAAGTAGACTATATCCATTCTTTAGCCTATTTTGGATCCATTCTATCCTCCTCATTAATGGCTAGTCTAGATACTTCTTCTTCAGATACTTCCATATTAGGACCTTTTCTACCTTTACCGTCCAATATAGAAAATATTTCATCTAAATCAATAGTAGTCTGTTTACCAGTTTCATCAGGTAAAGTAATACTACCCATTCTAGTTTCTTCTTGAACTTTTTGTTGTGATTGCTCTACTTTACTTTCTGCATTTTTATCCACTAACATAACATCATCAATGTATATGTTAGCATCTTGCATAGTATCTGCTATATCAGTAAGTAAAATACCTTGCTTTATGTACCAACCAAGTACACTGATGCCATTAGGATAGCTAGAATCTACCTATTTGTTGCCTTTACTATCTTTAATAATACCGAAATCTTTGTTAGTAAATTCTAAAACATTGGGTATTAGAGTAATCTTATCTACATTATTGTTCTTCAAGAATAAAGCTAAAGGATACAATTTAGGATCTTTTACTTGAGATTGTAAATCACCTCCCAAATAATTAGAGCTTAGACCAGTTTCATCTATATTCCAATGGAAATTATCCATTATATATTTTTTCAGTCTTTCTCTAATCTCAGGTACAGTATTTATATCATTTAAGTTGTATACCTATTGACCTACTACTAACTGATTATCCTCTGCTAAATAGAATTGTTTGTTCATTCTAGCTCTTACTTGTTCAGGAGATAATCTAGTATCATTAGGATTAGTGGCTGTTTGAGGGCCAAAGTTCACTAAGAACTGTAATACATTCTATGGAGTAATATTAGTAACAACTCCATTTTTATCAGTATAGAATTGATCCTTAGAAGTAACTAAATCAATAATTAAATCTGCTACTTCAGGTTTATCTTTAAAGTTATCGTAATTAAGAACAACTCCTATCTATGATGTACTGCCATCATCTCTAGAAGTCTTAATCATCCATACTGGCTTACCCATAGGAAAGCCCTTAGCTGATATTACTTGATTCTTAAATCTAATTACACTACCGCCCAAACTACCTGTAGTAATACCTACTTGAGTATTTTCAGGATTAATCTAGTATGGGTCTTTAATGGTTAACCAAGAAGAATCTGTAAGTTTTCTATTTTTAGGACTACCATCTTCATTCTTAAGATTTACAATCCTACCGTTTGTTTTTCTAATGGTAGTAGGAACTATTTCTAAGTTAGGATTAGCTTGTACTTGTTTATTAAGTTCTAGAACTTTATTACGTAAAGCACTAAGATTATTTACAATTAGCTATTGGTCATTAAAAGGCAGTCTGTTAAAAGCTCTATTTCCTCTAGCATACAGCCCTTCTATTGTCTTAATACTAGCAATGTATTCTTTACCTTTGTAATTAAATAAAGCGTATATAGCATCTGTAGTAGTACCATCATCTTTAGTATATGGTCTTACTACTATACGTACTCCATTCTTAGTTACTTCTTTAATAAAGTCAGGTTGACCTGTAACTTCTGCAAATTCCTCATTATTAAGGTATTGTTCCATACCTTGGAATTTTTTAGAAGTCCTAATCCATTGACCCTATTCATTCTATTTAGATTCAGTAAGTCTGTAATTTAACTCATGAGAATATGGATCCAGTCTAGAATCATATGTGAGCTCTTCTAACTATCTAGGTTCTGATGTTTGTGTTTCTTCTGGCGTTTGAACTGGCTCTTCTGAAACTTGAGTTGGAGTTTCTAAAGCTTGCTTAGCCTCATCACCAAGCCATCCTCCAAGTATATCACTAAGAGTTGGTACATCTTCTATAGATAAAGGTTCTGCCTTAGGAGCTTCTTCAACTGGAGATACAGGAGTAGCAGTCTCACTAGGAACAGTAGCAGGCTTTTGAGCTTCTTTCTATTTAGTCTGTATGTTCTATTGCTCTCTCTAAGCTATTTCTTCTCTAGCCTCTTGAGCAAGAAGTTTCAATTCTTCAGCTCTAGCTTTTTCTCTATTTTGTAAGTTCTGTGATATTTTCCACTCCCCTGAACTAACAAAATCATTATAAGCTTCTTTTAATAAATTAGAATCAATTTTATTTTCTATTGCTTCTTTCAATTGACTTACTAACTGTTTAGCTTTATCAGAATTGCCATTGTTATATACTTCTTCTTCTAATTGATTTCTAAGATCGTATATTTCCTACCATCTTTCAGCTTCCTATCCTTCTGCTCTATCCATTTGTGAAGCAGCCACATACTCCGAATAGTTCTTCACATTAGGGTGCTAAGATATAAATGATTCACGTAAAGCATCGCTAGCTTGCTTGTAAGCTTGACCAAATTCATTATTTGTGTTCAATACTACTTTACCGTTTCCACGGTTGTCTCTTTCAGTAGTAAAGAATTCGTTCTGAATTTCTTTAGCATTCTGTCTAGCTGACTTTACACCCTCATCTTCATGTGGTTTTTCCTACTCTTGAACAGGAGCTGGTTCTTGTTTTAAAGGTTCTGGAGTAACTTCTTCACCTTCTTCTGCTACTTTCTCCTATGTTCTACCAGAATACAAGTCTTCTATATCTTGAACAAAATCATCTTCTTTAGCTTCAGAGTTCTTCCATTTATTTATTTTAGCCATTATAGACTTCTTATCGTCAGAAGACATCAAGTTATTTTCTTCACGTGCTCTAGCTTGATCTAGACCAGAAAGAATTAACTATTCCTGAGCATCAGCTAAATCCTGATGTATAGATGGAACCTAAAAATCAGATTCAGTTAAATTATATTCGCTTAATACTTTCTTAAGTTTATCATAACTGTTTTCTAATGCCTTCTTATCAGTATTTAATAGATTTCTGAAATGAATTACATCTGCTTTAGATGTACGTAGACCAGTATTCTTTTCAAGATCATTGAGTTTAGTACTATTCTACTCATAATCATTTATAAGTCTATTATATACTTCTAATTCAGAATAAAGAGAAATAGCATTTCTTATATCTTCTACAGATATTTGAGAACGTTGTTCATCAGATAATTTAGATATTACTTTCTCGATTTGCTTATTTACCTCTTCTCCGTTCAGCAAACTTTGCATCTTATTAGAAGATGCTACAAAATTTTGATCTGCTTCTTCAACTAGCTTATCGTAATGATCTTTTAAAGCTATAAGTATATTGTAATCCTCAGTATTTGGTTCTATGCCTAATGCTTCAGCCTACTTTAACGCTGACTCAGATGTAGCTATATTCTTTACTCTATTAGCATTATTTCTTTCAGTTTCTATATCTTCTTGAGTAAGACCATCAATATTAGCAGATTGAAGATTGTCAAATGACTGCATCAAGTTATCCCACTTATTATTAGCAGCCATTTCTGCATATACAATGTCTTTTCTTACTCTATCTTTTTGATCTAGTTTTTCAGCATACAAAGCTGATAGCAATTTATCAGCCTGTAATTGGTCTCTAGTTTGTAAGTAAGTGGTAGCAGCACCTATTCCACCAGTCATTAGACCACCAAGTAACGCACCACCTTTAAAATTCTCTAAGAATTCAGCATCATCCGAATATACAGAATCCCAAGGAGTAATTGCTGCAAATATAGATCTTGCTCCAGATCCCATGTTCTTAATGAAACTCTTTGCTAGATTAGGATCTTCTTCAAAGTGTCTATTAATATAGTCCTAACCCTTCATATATTGGGTTCCTTCTTCCGCTCCTTCCATAGCAGAAGATATGAGAATTCTACCACCTAAATCTAATATTGCTTTTCTCTTAGTCTTTTTAGGCAGTTTATCTACACTATCTATACCAAAGCTGGTTATATCGTCTATACGTTCGGCTAATTTACCCTTTAGAAAATCTTTGCCTTTATCGTACTTATTTGCTAAAGTTTTTAATCCTCTTACACTTTTAGCTATTTTGCCCAGTGGTACAACTTCTAACATAGTTTGAGTAGCATCCCAAGTAGACAAAGCCATATTGTCGGTATAAAGTGATTTCATACCTTCAAAATTGTTAAGACGTATTTTATCGAACTTAACATTGTTTACTTTTACTTGATTAGTAAGTAATTGATCGTATACGTAATCATCATTATCAATCTATTCTTGAGTATAAGAACCCATTCTTTGCATTTCTGCTTTGGCATCCTTTAATAACTGTTTAGAAATACCACTTTTATCAATCTGATTAAGTACAGCAGATTTATAGTTACTGTATACTTCTCCTTTAGATTCTCTTTCTCTACTTAATAGATTACCTAATACAGATACTCCTGCTCCAGCAATCATACCAGCTGCTGCTCCAATAGGGCCAAAACTAGAACCTATAGATGTAGTAGCATATGTAGTTCCAGTAGTAAGTATATCATTAGTAATAGTAGCTGCTGAAGAACCTAATAAACCTGGCAATTTAAACAAATAAGTATCTATATCAGTAAGATCCATACCTGGCTGTTGTGACTTTCTACGATAGTAATCAGATGTTAATTTACTATTGTATTCATCAGCGGTATTTTGAGCAACATCAGCCTAGAATAAGGCAGAACTCTTTTTAGCATACAAAGTATTAGGATCTGCATAAGATCCTGTTGCTTTATCTATCTGTTCAGTTGTCTAACGATCTATTTCACTTAAAGCTGAATTCCAATTTCCATTAATGAAATCAGTTTTCAGCTTTGTATTCAAAGAAGAATCATTTAATTTATCATTTAAGATATTATCGTATGCTTCTTTGTTATTAAGAATAGTATCTGATAATTGTTTTACCTACTGTTTTAAGTCTTGGTTATTAGGGTCTTGTCTTAATTGTGGAAGTATGGCATTAATATTACGTACAGCTTGAATATAATTTTTAGCATTTAGAATTGTATTATAATCCTAATCAGCCATTACATAATCACCTAATGCACTATCTCTAATAGCTTCATTTCTTTTAAGATTCCAATCATTAAAAGCATTAGATACCCAATCTGTAACTCCATAATCATCAGGAGCCCCCTCATAAGAGGGGTTCTCCATAGTATGGAAATATTCTTCTATATTAGCTTTAGGAGCCTAGTAAGCATCATATAAAGCTGTTCTCTATCTTATACTATCTATTAATGATGTATCGTATACTTTTCTCTTCATAATTATCAATTATACATTCCTAATGTTTGTAATGCAGAAGTTCCATATTCTTCCTTAGCTTGAGTAGTACCGCCTATACCTGTAGGTGAACCACCTTGCCATCTTTGATTTACTCTTTGCCAAAATTCTGGGGCATTGTTAGTATTTGGTAGTGTTTTGAATATATTCATTTCAAAATATTCGTGTCCATCTTCTCCAACTACCTCTGTAACCTCAGCTGCTTTATATAAATCCTTTAAAGCAGTTCTAGTACTTTGTCTACCAAACGGAGCTACTAAGTTATCTGCAAATCCTCTTGTTAGACCTTTATCACTCCATAAACCAGTACCTAAAGTTTGTTCTATAGTTTCCTTTGGAATTCTTATTTTACCAGATAAAGCAAACGTACCTGGTCCTACTTTTACCATTTTTCCTTCAGGTAAGAACTATACATCAGCTAGATTACCAGATTCTAGTACTTCCTTCAACGGGAAGCTTGTATCTCTACCAATACCAGCTACTCTTTCTGCTTTTCTAGGAGTAGTTTCAGAAGCAATTTGGAATACTGTTTCAGGTAATAGAAAACCTCTGGAATCATTAAATTGGTATACATTCTTAGTAGTGCCATTCTCATCTTTTACTTCTTGTTGTGAACCACCTATACCAGTTAATAAATCATCACTCTCAAGTAAGCTAACATTACCTTTAATCATATCCAAAGCTGAGTTTACACCTTTTAAGTAACCTTGTTTAGAATATTCTTTATTACCGCTTACAGATATAGGAGAGAAGCCGGATACTTTTTGGAATTCATCTCTAAGTACATGCTTATTAGCAAGACCGATCATTTGAGCTTGTAATCTATCAGCTGCATCAGATGCACTTCTGGCTACTATCAAGTCATTATCATTACCTGTAGCTCTATAAGCATTAGAATACTGCCTTGCAGCCTGATTAAGCTACATATATGAGTTCATCATATTATCAATATTCTATACACCTTTCTTAGCATCTTGAGCTATCTTAGTATTTGGATATTTACTTATTAGACCTTCAATATAATTTCTATATTGATCAAATCTAGAACCAATTCTAGATTGTACACTTCTAGTAATAGATTCGTTTAAGAAGTCTAATCTAGTAGGATTAGGTCTAATTATTTCGTCTTTACCTGTTCTGCTAGCTGCATGTTTAGCTTGTATTAACCACAATGGATCAACAGTATCTTGATTAACAATTCTATCTCTTTGTGAATCAGCTATCATTCCTACAAAAGCTTCTCTAGCTACAGACTCATTACCGCCAGCAGCTTGTAATGCTTCTTTATAATATTTCTGTCCCTGTGGAGTACTTACCAGATCATTAAATCTAGCGTTTGCTATATCATATAATGTATCATATGTTATGCCAGCTCTGTTATACTTAACTCCATCTTTCCATACAGAGCCTAAACTACTAGGCTTAAGATTACTAAAGTAAGGATTAGATAGCTCATCAGCTGTCATGTATCTGACAGGAGTAATGTCACTAAATACTCTTTTATTACCTAGTGTATCATACTGAGGAATATTAGAATCATCCCATCCTTCTTTATATTTTCCTTCAGCTTCCATCTTAGCTCTCATCTCCAATCCAGCTCTAAGATTATCTGCACTTTCCTTAAGTAAGGATAAAGAAGAATAATCTGTGCTATTAATTAACGATTGTAAGTTAGCTCTAAAAGAAGCATCCTTCATAGCATCAGGATTATTTGCTATCTAATTGATAGCGTTCTGTACATCTTTTCTATTAATAGTTAAGTTATACCAATTCTAAGTATCTACAGCGGAAGGAGAACGAAATTCTCCAAATTTCTATAGTGCTGTACTAAACTATTTAGCTGCCTCATCTACTGCTGCTTTCTGTGTAGCTCCTATTCTATATAATTCACCAAAGTTAATAGGAACATACGTATTCATTATAGGGGCTTCAGCAGCCTAATCATATCTATTAGCTGTCATTATTTATTACCTCCCTTATTTAACCATTTCTTAAATTGACTCATATCAGCAGAAGTAAATCCAGCTTGCAAGAACGGATCATACAATTTAAGCATAGCGTTATCTCTACTTCTTTGATTACTCATTAACTCTCTATTTTGAGCCCATTGGCTTAACTGACTTAAACCAGTTCTGCGAATATTTCTAGCAGTAGCTCTATTGCGAGCATTAAGTTCAGATGCTAAGTTAGTAGCTTGAACCCACTGTTGTCCTAAATTATTCATTGTATTTGCATATTCAGCTCTATACTGATTATTTGCATTACTTTCAGCAGCTCTAGCCGCAGCAATAGCCTTATTAGTAGCAATTGCATTCTGTAATCTAAACGCCATGTCTTGACCAGTATTAGTTCTTTGTTGACTAGCTGCATAATTAGCTACATTTCTATTAGTCTCTATATCTCTGAGCAACGGATCAATATTGTATCTACGTCTGCCCATAGTATTAGCAATAGCTGTAGCATAAGGGTTATAGTTAGCTGGTACTGCTTCAGGACTACTAGTAAACAAATTAGACATTATAGGAACAAGAGAAGTTACACCACTAATTAAACCGTTTAATCCATCTAATCTTACAGGCTCTTCATTAGGATTTGTAATAACTGGTTCTACTGTTGGACTTACTGCCGTTCTAGTTCTAATATCCTATGGAGTAGCATCTATACTAAAATCTTCATTAATAGTATCTAAATTTGGAATAATGTCTGGAGCAACTGTTGATTTAGTAATTCTAGGCATTACTCTAGAAGTAGTCTTAGGAGTTTCTTTAACTACTGCTTTAGGAGCGCTAATAGTTACTTCAGGTAATGTACCAGCATTTACTTCTGATATTCTACCATAATTATCCCAAGGAGCTGTAACGTCACCTCTCATACCCCAAGTACTTCTAACTCTTGGTGTAGGAGCGCTAACTCCCATACTAATTTCACCAGCAAATCTAGGATCTATCATAAAACCTGCGGCATTATAACCAGCTGGAGTATTGTCACCACCTCTAGCAAAACTTTTTAATTCTTTAGTTTTGTTCTTAATGCCTTTCTTAGCTTTAATACTTTCCTGCATAGCAAATAGTTTGTCATGCATTAATTTATTATTCATCTCATTAAGCATATTTGCATTCTAAGCGTATATGTCTTTTCCTTTACTTTTTTTTCTAGTCATTACTTTATCACCTAATTCTGCAAAGGTTTTATTTGTACCAGGCACTTTCAAAGTATTACTTAATATTCTACTTCCTTCTGGTAAGTTTACTAAATTACTATCTGTAGGCTATCCTTGTTCAGGTACTTTACTTACTGAACCATCTGGAGTCTATATTAGTTCTCCATCATCTACATAAGCCAATGATGAAGGAACTTTACCACCGTATTCAAATACATCAGTATCAAACTCTGTGTTATCTTCATTAAACTCATTAGCTAATCTTTCTGTACCAGCTACAGCTTCTCTATTTTGAAATGCGTTCAATCTTATAGCAGCTCTACGTCTTCTAAGTTTCTTATTTCTAAATGCACCTCTTAAGCCAGTACCCAGAGTACCTTCATCAAAGTCAGTAAATGAGGTCATTTCTGCTGCCTTTCCTTTTTTACCTATGAGACCAGCAGCTGCACCAGCTATACCACCTACTAATCCACCTACAGGTCCACCTATAGTCATACCAAGTTGTGCACCAGATCCTGCTCCTTCTGCAATACCTGCAATAGATTGCATAGTAGCTTCTCCACCTGTAGTAGCTGTAGATGTCTAAAAAGGACTTGTTAATGTATTTATAGCCCCTGGTATTGCCTAAGTTATACCAGATATATTTCCTATACCAACATTAGTAGGGTTACTTTTAACTATAAGGTTGCTAGGATTATTAGGAGCAATACCTCTAGATATAGAGGATTGTAATTCCTGCATATTACTTAAAGATACCGGCAAACCAAACTACGCAGCAGGAATCTATATTTTTCTTTTGTTTTTATTCTTTTTCATATTAAATTCTAGAATATCTATAAGTAGTTGTTATCTAAGGTATCTAAAAAGAATAATCCTTATCTGATTTAAACTTATAATCACAAACCATATATTTACCTCTCATTCTAGCAGGAAATGACATATTGTCTTCTTCCTCGAATTGATCCTATCTTGGAACAGGTATTCTATAAGTATCTTCACGATAGTCAAACACTAAATCTTCTCCTTTTTTATTCGCTACTTGATGTTTAGTGTTGAATTTTATTCCATCTAATATGTCATTAGTTAATATCTTATTATTAGGATCTATAAACTCTCCTTGTAATGCAATATTATCAAATACTTTAGTATATTGAGGGTCTTTGTTTACTATGATTCGCAGTCTTATATCCTTACTTGTATCACCAAATCCTTCTATATCTAATGAATTTATTATATAAAATTCATTATTCTTAGTAGCTACAACCTTATCTCTGAGAGGTAACGTAAAATCTGGATCAAATGTATATAAAGATGTAAATACATTTAGTTTCTCATTATATATTAAAGACTTGTTATATAATCTGAACCATACTTCGTCATATTTCTTATCATACAACGAATTAGCTCCTTTAGTTTTCTGACTATACATTGTGTTCATATATGATTGTACATTACAGTCTTTTGTTATTATACTTATTCCGCCTCCTGTAGATTTACATATTTCATTCTTATCCTAGTCATACCAATAAATACTATTACTAGAGTTTACTATACTTCTATCATTAATAACTTTAGTGCCATTTAAAGTACTTAAGTAATCGTATCTATCTAATACACCACCAGTACCTAATACTAACTGACCTACATTATTATCTTGTATCAATGATCTTTCATTTACAGATAATACTCCAAAAGCATTATTCTACCAGAAGTACAATCTATTAAATATACCTCGTATGTTAGTTATTTCTCCGTACTGATAATCTACATCTATGAAATCAGCTGGCTTAAATACAGACCAATTGTCTATATTTTCATTGATAGTTTTAGCCTGTGATGCATATACTCTATTAGCTGATTTCACATTAGCTTCATCATATAAACCTCTGGTATTGAATATTTTTCCATCAGGCTGTGCAGAGTATGCGTCATTATATAGATAATAAGGTTTACTTTGCGAATGATATGTACCTAATTGAACGGGTTCTATTTGCAAATATGCATCTACATTATTTGAAGCGCCATTATACGTTCTATTAGTCATTTGTCCCATAGACAATTTCAAATTGATAGTGCTTTCTAATGGTATATATGCTCCAAAATAACGTTTACGTTCAGACCAAGAATCCCTGCCAGAAGCTTCATTTCTTTGAAATATCATTTGAGATGGATAATCTAGAATACCGATATAAGTGTCCCCTCCAAAAGCATATACTACAGGATTGTTCGTATCACCATATGATCCCACTGGAATATACGTAGAACTAGTTCTAGCTGAATAAGTATTTCCATTATATGGTATTGTTGGTTTTTTTGCATTAACCACAATTAACGGACAATTATCATTAGCGTGTTCATCACGATAAAACGAAATAGGTTGGATTGAATTTATATCATCGTTTGATACCTATAATATAAGACACGGACCAGCTGGGCCATAAGTAATTACATCTATGTTACTTCCGCCTTCATAAAAATTACTGGCAGTCCAATTAGAATAAGTAATATTACCTATATTAGCTTTGTAAGGTTTTACTCCACCATTTAGTACGGCATTGTATGGTATTATAGCTGGAAGTTTTGCGTCTATTATACTTTGTTCCTTTCCTATAAATTTAGAATTTACTCGAAAATAGAATTTCTATATATAAGCACAGTACCAATCGTCATTATGAATAGCAAATACTTGTGATGCTGAAGCTGACGCATTATTCCCAGAATTATATACTTTAGTACTTTTTCTATTAGTAACATGAGATGTTCCTTCTGGTAAACGCTAAGCTGAGTTATTCATAGCTACCCAGTTTTGCACATTTGTACCTTGCTGATCTGTATCTTGTTTACTGAAATCAGATATAAGAACGGCTTCCTATCTGAGATATATATTGTCTTTAAATAGAGCTTCAGTCTTTTCTCCATTAAAACATACTTCTGGTGATATAAACCTCCAATAATTATCAGTTATATCTTCTTCATCAATTTTTCTTCCAACTATACCTGCTCCAGATCTTTCTATTACTAACCCTCTACGTTTAGTATGTAAAAATGGCATTGGTCTATACTCATTCGTATCTTTATTACTTTCCCCTCTACCTATTTCTCCATTATCACTTGTTTCAACAATTTTATAATTATGTATTGGAGTAATAACACCCTGCGATACAATAGTCCTATCTTTTTCTGTTCTGTCACATCTTACTATTTCATAAGATACTGCATCAATAGGAAAGTTCTTTACTGTAAATTTAATGCCTATAGGTTTTGAGTACCAGTAACTACCAGATTGCGTAAGAAGAGGGGCTGTGACTAAATTAGGCATTTTAATATCTCCTATCCACAATACTGGAGAAGCTATGAATTTACTATTGTAAAATACAATACCAAATCTATATACTTCATCTCGTTGATAACTTTTAAATAACGAAGCTATGATGGGGTCAGCGTAATTTCTTTGTCTATAAGCAGAGGCTATAGGCCTATCGTATATTTTACTTCCATTTAATTCATAAATGGGCATAGAATCTGTGGTAAAACCACTATTTTCAAGACCAACGTTGTTTGCTAAGCCTGTACCAGTAAGAGGTGAATAAGTTTCGTTTAATTCCGTATTAATAAAACTATATGATATATTTAGCCCATTACCTCCAAGCTTATTTCCTTCTCCATACACATATTCTGTAGGCTGTGCAAAGCTAGATCTAGCTGCATTATAAGGGTTAATACAATCATGATGTTTTGGAATTTTCCTCATAGCATCGTAATCTGTAATTGAGAAATACTCATAGTCGTCAGGGTTAGCAGTTTCTAACCTAACATAATTGTTAGAATTAGCTCTATATACTCTAGCGTCATACTCCACCAGATTATCATTGTCATATATCATTGGTACCCAAGAAGTTTCTGTAACATTAGACGCAAACAGTCTATTCTACAGAGAAGTAATGCTATTACATATAAAAGAATAGCTAGTAAATGCGTTAAATTCTTCCTATGTCATAGTGCTTAATGCGCTACTACCAGTATCAGTATAACTTATGTAATCTAAATTTGTATCTATTTCAATATCATCTATTACAGAATAAGTAGGAATAGAATTATTATCTTCATAGAAGATACGTACTATGTTACATCTATTGAAATCTTTAGTACTGAGTTTTGCTCTTATTGTGCATCCTTTACCGGTATAAGAACCTTTCTAAGACCCTTCGTGATTTACTAATGAAGCATTAATTTCAGAAGCGTCTAAGTGTACTAAATTACTTAAACTAGATAATGAAGTTTGTTGAGAGTGTTTATTATACAATCTATAACAGTATTGAACCATACCAGCTTGAAAGTTACCAGACACAATATCTGTGACTTCAAATGGTGGTAATATTGCATTAGGTATAATATCAATACTATCTGGATTAAGTATATTACCATCTGCATCTACTAAAGGGTTATCAACATTAGGATACTTTATATACTTATCACTCATAATATTGATTACTTTAATAGATGAGTTTCCATCAGTAAAGTAAGCTTTAATATTGGACTGTGTTTCGTAATTTAATACTATACTTAACTGATTTGAATCAGTTTTTTCACATAGTTTTAATTTACCCTATAATACAACTGTACTAACTAAATTGGGAGAATCAAAATTCTCTATACGGTATATCTTATTATAGCCATCTACTAACTTAGTAACTACTACAGCAATATCGTTAATGGTTGCAGTACCTATTATTTCTTCAGTACCTTTAATACCATAATTATACTTTTTAGCACCCTCTACACTCTAAAGAACTCCACTAGTACTAGAATCATCAGTAATGATACGAACATCCTAACCAAATCTATATTGATTACTTGGTAACATACTGGCGGCACTATCAGTGTTCATTCCACCATAAAATGTATTTATTTGAGCTGTATTACTAATCATAATCTATTCTAATTGTAAATTATTTGTTCTTCTCCAGTAGTACTAAAGAAAGTACCATGGTCATTAAATTCTGGATAAAGTTTGTGATAGGTATTTTTTATACTTTCCAGTTCATCTACTCCAGGCATCATAGCTTCAGCGTAAGCCTGCTTTCTGTAGTAGTTCCAGCTAGTCTTCATTTCTAAGTAATCCTACTAAGATATTTGTCCCTTTAGCTTTCTCGGATACATTAATTTTAATGTAACATACCACAATAATGCTTCTTTATAGGATTCCATATCTGGTATCATAGGCATACCTTCTTCATCAGTAAATATAGCATAATATTCTATTTTAATAAAACCAGTGGGTATATTAGTCATAATATAGCCAGGTTTAGTCATATACTATAAATCTGCGCTGTACATTGTACCATCGGTATGAGCAAATTTACCATTTACATATCTGTTAGATGGACTAGCTACTGTATATTGATTTACTAAAGCACTTAAAGTATCACGCATATTAGAATCTGAATTAAGTTTATCTAAAGCTTCTCTATCAGATACTAAATTAAATAAGTTCTTTACTAAAGGTATTAAGCCAGCATCAGGTATAAACATACACGGCTTATCTACACATTTATCATGGTATACTCCAAAGCTGGATGTAGCTTTTCTCATAGGTAACCAACCACCATTATTACAAAATGAAAATGCTACCTAACCTAACTTATATAGATCACACGGTAAGGAAGCCTAATGACATTTAACGGGTAATATAGTTACCTTATGTTCATACTGTTGTATAGCTCCAATCTTAAGTAAACCTTCCGCTATCCATTCGGAAATATCGGATATTTTAATTTCCTCTTCCTTTAAATCTAGGTCTGAAATAACCTTTGCCAGAACTGTCTTGGAGCTAATCATTCTATTATTTATCATACTTATAATTCTGGATAATCTTTTAATTTATTAAAAATAATTTGAGCAAGCGTGCGTTTATTTTCTCTTGAAGCTATGAACTAATACTTGCTCTTATTAGTTAATAAACAGTTCTTTTTAGACCAGTGAAATCTGTACTTGAAATAGCCACTATGATCATTTAGTAAATATACAGGTTTACCTGTTTCCTTAGTAGCCTTCCAATCCCATCTTAAACTCTTACCTGAGAATTCTTTTGGTTGATGCTTTATTATCTATAAAGTACCTAGCCTGCAAGGTAATTTAAATTCTTTACAGTTCTACATTATTTCATCTCTAATGTACTTAAAATAATCTGTTACTATTGCTTTATATGTCTTTAAATTAACATCATACTAGGTATTAGCATCAATTTGCTATTTATAATTAATATAAAAATCAGCAATAGTATAGCTTTTTCTGTTATATTTTACTCTTTCTCTCATTTGTTACTATATCTATTCTGAGTATCATCTTTAGAGTCATTAGTAACGTCACTAGAAGAAGCTACCATAACTCTCAATTCTTTCTCCAATATCATCTACACAATAGTAGGTATCATAGCTGCTGGTATAGGATATTCATCATCTGGATTATAACACGGTATATCCTTAGTAGGATCCTAAAGTATAACATCTATACTTATATATTCTAGTTGATTAGAATCTCCTTCAACATATATTTTGTTATTCTTAACCCAAGCGATATAGTCTTTACATGTAGCTTTTCTATATTTTTGTAATTTAGCTTTAGTATAGCTACCTAACTATATTAGGTTACCAAACATATCACGTACAGCTATTACTCCTGGTTTATATCTAAAGTTGATTAAAGTAGGTAGTTCTTTTTCTCCAACGAATACAAATTTACCAGGAACAATCTGTACTCTGTCTAAATGAATGGGTTCTAATGTAGTGACATACGCTTCATCAACATCATAACCCTTATCAATAGCCTACTTTATAAGCATTGCTCTGTAATATACAATCCATAATTCAATCTAGTGCCTTGAAATATGTTCTGATTCTGCTATATTATTATTACGAACAATCTATAAAATATTATCAATAAGATTATTAAGACTCATTTTATTAAATATTAACGTTAATACAGAATAAAACGCATTTTAAGGCTTGTAGCAGCATTTTATATATCTTCCCTTACAATCCCTTTAGGGAACTAATAGCTCTTCTTACGCAGCCTTAAAATAAAAAAAGGTTGATCTTATTGATCAACCTTATTCATTGCGTCTTTCATATCCTAAGGTAACATATCTTTCATAGGTAGTGGAACCATCTAATTAGCCTTCCTTATGATATTTTTTAATTCGTTTATTTCATTTTGAAGCTCTACTATCTTTGAATTCTCATTAGTAGGCTCATTATGAATTTCAAGTTTATCTAACAGTTGCTGACATTTAGCCATTTCCTCATCGCACTTAGCTATGACTTCTTTTCTTTGTTTATAAGTATCGTACTAGCTACGTACTATATTTATTATTTCCTACTTATTTGTAGATATAGTTAAACCTAATGTACTATCAGTTATAGTAGACTTATTCTCAGGTATAGTGAATTTCTTTGATTCTCCATTACATTGGATAGTTATATCTACTAATTTTTTACGCTATTGATTAGGCATAGGAAACTAACCAGGCGGTAAAGGTTCTTCATATACATTACTTACTTGAGTAACCTAACCTTCGTTATATTCGGTTGTTTTCTTAAAAGTACCTATTACTTCTATTATATATACTTTATCCCCTATATTTAATTGATTAAATAACATAAGTATAGTATTTTTAAGGGCCCAATAAAGGGCCCTTGATTATTATTAAGCTGCCGGAGCAGTAGTAGTGTTATCTCTGTTCAGCAAGTATCTGTAGTAATCGAACGGGCAGCAGTTCGGATTAGGTACAAAATAAGCTGGTACAGGACACGGACTCTTCAATTGACTTACAATGTTAGCTGTCTGAGCCTACTGAGAAGCTGACAAAGCTAACTGATTATTTTCCTGACGAAGAGCGTCAATCTTGTTCTGCATTTCACGCATTTCAAGTTGACAGAACTTATCATTGATAATCTATGTTTGTGCATCAATCTTAGAACCAAGAATATTAAATTTAGTAGTATTGTCAGATAACAAACTATTAAATCCAGAAGTAATAGCACTCTGTAACGTATTAGTCTAATTACACATAGATAATTGACTTTCATAACCCATCTTAGTGATATTATTATTTACATCAGCTATAGAGGATCTAACATCGCAGCAACAGTTAGCTAACTGAGAAGCAAGATTTGCATTACCAGAAGTAATAGCATTAATTACTTCACAACTTGACAACTTAGTATCACAAGAGATCTGACTTACACCAGCATTGATTTGATTCAAAGCGGACTGAACTGCATTGATGTCACAGTTCAAAGTAGTTGACAGATTGCTTATTGCATCTTTATTACCATTGATAGCCTACATGAGCAAATTAGTATTAGCATCAGTATTTAGTTCAGAAGCTAATGCACCAGCGTTACGGCCACCGAAACCGTTACCACCCCAGCAGAACCAGATCAGAATGATCCAGATCCACCACCAACCGCCGTTTCCACCGAAACCGCCGTTGTTGTTCATCATAGCCATCAAAGCTGCAGGATCCATACCTTTATTAGCATTTTGCATTAAAGCAGCGAGACCAGCGTCGATACCGCGATCTTGCACGATAATTCTATCTTCTAACATAATTGATTTAGTTTATAAAAATTGATTTTAATTAATATCTGACATAGCGAGTGGCTCTACGAGAGTACTCATAAGGATCATATTCGTGTTCTACTCTTTCGTAGTCTCTCTTTTCATAATCATCCTTATCATACATGCTACGTCTTCCGAACATACCCATTCGTCTACCACCTCTACGATAATGTCCAAAGTCTTCTTCTTCATCTTCATACTTGGACATTTTCTCTTCGTAACATTCCATTTCAGCTTCTCTGATATGATCGCACATTACGTAAATATAATAATACCACATCTTACCTTCGTCAATATCTTTATCATTAAGCCAAGCTTTTGCAAATTCAACGTAGTGTTTAGTATTATTAGAACCAGTAATGTTCATAATAACTCTATAGTAATCAGAGTAAACCATATTTAATGCTACAAACCAATCATAACGATTGAATTTGCTTCCTAGAGCAATTCCGTATTGACTGGCCAATGTGGTAGTCTCTTCTAAAGACCAATGTGGTCCACGAGTACCGTCCTCATTTTCCATCTTCATTACAGCTTTACGAGCATATTCCTCATTGAAGTGAGGTCCGTGTTCTTTCTCGTAAGCCTTCACACGAAATATTCTATGCATATTATTATTGATTAATATTGTTTTGAATATGTTATTTGTCGGGAATTTCTATTACCCGTGTATCCGTTACTTTGATCAACGGATTGCTATTTACTATCTAGTAATTTTTGATATATATTTTTTTAAAGTCAAAGTGAAAGAATCTAACTAGCCAGTTCTTATAAGTATTCTTATATTCTTTATTTTCTGTTACGAATATTGTCTACTAGTTTTTTATATCTATTTTGGCTGTTAGGATTGAATCCTTTCTACTAACTATGATAGTTGTTAAGTCATTAAGTTTTAACTCTTTATCGAAGTCTATTAACTTCTCTTTAATTACTGTTTTCACAGAATCCTTAATCTCAGTATTGATTACACTTACATTGGTTAGATTCTTATCTTTGACTTTATTATCTTTCTTTACTTGATTTATCTATTGTATCAAGCTATCCTTACTATTATTCAGTTCATTTATAGTAAGTTGTAATACTCTATTGTGTGCCTCTTTATTAGATGCTATCTCTTCATAAGCTCTAATATTGTTAGTTATTCTGTTAATCTCTGCATTCTTTTTATTTAACTAACGGTTCTAAAACAAAACAGTCGCAATAAGTAAACTAACTAAACCTACTGCGACTATTCTGATATTGTTACTGAACCAATTAATTATCTTTATTACTATTGGTATCATCTGAAAGTTCTCCATCTAATTCGACATCTAATATCTATTCCCCTTTCTTCTTTGCTATCTTCTTAAGTATATTCCACACTTTCCATCTAGGATGTAGTTTACCTAAGTTCTCAAGTAAGGAGAAGAATTCTACTAAAGCTATAGCACCCGCTATAAACTCAATAGCGTGTAAATCTATAGAAGTTACTATAAACTTCTCAATAGTAAACGCACCACATATAGCAACTATTGCATCTCTTAGCTTATAGAATATTTTTGAAGTTAATCTCCTTGAACGTGCTAATATTTCATCGTCTTTATATTTCTTATTTACTTTGCACTCATATAAAGTATTAACTATGATAATGCCAGCTAGAGCTGTAATAGGAACATATACTGGTGAGTATAGAGATATTAATCCACCTAATGCAGCAGATGCTAATTTCTCTGTACTACTAAACATGTTTTTAAATATAGGCATTGTATGCTCTCCTAACTGATAATAATTCATAGATAGTAAATGATATAAAGTGTAAATCAAAAAAGTCCCAGCTGATTCATAAGGGGTTTAAAATCGGCAGGGACTCTGAAAATTGTTCGAGATTATAATTAATAAACGTTTACATTGTAAATAAGTTGCTATTACTCGATTAAACTTAGTTAAGACTAATAGCGGTTCTTACGAGCTTCTAGCATATTCAATCAACTAATGATACTTAATTATCTTCTTTAGTAGATTGATACCATTATAATGTTTCATCCAACCAATATGACTACAGACTTGCTGCCTATATTCACTATAAGTCATGTGCTTAAGTTTATTCATAGCAGCAACTTTCTTACACATTTTGTGTTTAATATTCTTTCTAATCAAAGTATAATCGTGATAGATTTTATATCCTACAAAAGATATACTTCTATCTTCTACTTTGAATATCTGATAATTACTTTTAATTTCTAATTTAAGTGTGCCTAATTGTTCTCTTATTTCATCAAGTAATTGTCTTAAGTATTCTTTATCACTATGAAGTATTACCATATCATCTGCATATCTAAAGTAATACTTAACAGCTTTATTCTCTTTAAGCCAATGATCAAAGTATGACAAATAAAGATTGGCAAAGAACTAAGAA